TAAAAACCTGTTGACGCTGAGCATTCATAGCTGTCTGCGTTGCAAGACTTTCCATGTCTAGTCTTAGCGGTCTAACAGCAATTGATTTTAGTGCGCCATTGGCATCTCTTCCAAGACCAATGTATTGAGTCTGCAGGTCTTTGACACGCTCACGTGCAACCTTCTCGATTGTATTAAATTCTTTGGTGAATATATTTCTAAATCCGCCAACCTGAGAGGCACCATATTTAAAGTACTCTCCCATAGAGAGCTTGTTTTTCTCTAGGGCATTTGTAAAAGAGTCAGAAGTACTCTTGATTGTTTTGATTGATGCAGACCATTGGCCTGTTGCATTCAGGTCATCGAGAAGACCCCGTCTCAGCTTCCGTGCAGATTCTGCATTGGCAGCCGATGACGAGGCCATCTGCTTTTGGAAGGCTGATACTTGTGCCTGAAGCATCTTGATAGATGCGATGGCATCTGAAGTGTCTACTCCAAATCTAATATTGGATTCTATATCAGCCATTAACCTAATTTACTCCTGTAGGCTAGCTGGTAGGAATGGCTCCCATCAAAGCAGTATCACCAAGATTGATTCCAGAAGCCTCTTCTACAATCTTGTATACTGTTGGAAGGTCCAAACTTTCCTCTAGCTTTGCCAAATCTTCTGCAAGTTCTGGCTTGTACTGCTTCATCGCAATCTGAACACAAGACATGAGGACGTCCATAGACTTGTCATTGTCATCTGCTACCTTTGCGATTTCAGCAAATTTCTTCATAAAGCTACGAAGTAGTGAGATCTTTAGTGGCCTAACGGCAATCTCTTCTCCGCTAATTAGCTTAATAACTTTTTCTCCGTTTATTGTAACGGTCATTATTCCTCCCGATTTCTTTGGATGCTTTTATTATAGCATACAGGACTACGATTTTTTGGTTAAATCTTCATATCCAAGGCCCATTCCAATACCAAATCCAGCTTTCTGAGCAGCATGCCCCTGAAGCGCTGTTATATCATTTGGATTAGATGTTTTGCCCTTACTGAAGACTTTTGCCTTCATCTTTTCCCAGGCATTATCCTGGTCTTTTCCTGTTTGCTTATCAAGGTCTACGCCTTGCATTGCTGCTAGAAATTTTTTCTCACGATAATCAGACTCTCTTTTTGCATTCAAAGTAGTGGTTAGTTCTGGCATAGAAAGTGATGACTCTAACTCATCATAGTCTTTCCATATGCCCAAAAGAAAAACCTCAGACTCTAAAGCTACTAGGTCCATCTCACTCCACTTTGGAGAGCTTTCTGTTGCTTGATCCTTTACCGTTTCAGAGGAGTCTTCATTAATCTTAATGCCAGCAGCGACCTCTAAAACCTTATAAAGAGCCTTAATGTCTATGTTATCTTCAACATCTTCTATTGTCTTAAGGGATGGAAAGTATTGCTTCATAGAGATTCTTGCACAATCTAGCAATATCGCTATACTTTCGTCCTCCCCCTTTGCAGAGTCAATTGTTTCAAAAACCTGCATAAATTCTCTAAGATATTTAATCTTTAGCGGTGTAAGGAATACCTCAGTGCCATCAACAAGACTTATTGTTGAAGAATCATAGACTTTATTAGGCATCTATATAGTATACCAAAAGCAAACTGCCCCAGCAAGCAAATGCCAGGGCAGTTCTATTAAGTTATATTTTAGCTGATTAGGCTGGGATTGTACGGTCTACAATCTTACCGTAGGATGCGCTGTCGTTTGGAAGCAGACGGAACGATACCTCGAACATTGTTGCTTCGTCACGCTTGGCACCTACTGTAACACTCTCGATAGAAAGTGCACGGTAAGCTACGTAAACACGCTCAATCTGATCAGATGCTGCACAATCTCCAGTACCTGGACCAACTGCAACAAGACCACGCTCTACTGGACACTCACCAATGTCACCTGCGGACAGGTTCATTGTTGGGTTGCCAGAAACAGAAGTTAGATCATCATCCTTACCTGCAACTGCAAATAGAAGATTCTCTAGAGTGGCTTCAGCGAATGTAGTATTTAGGTTTACCTGCATACCCTGCTTGTACAGCTTGGCAACGTCTAGAACCTGGTCAACCTGAACTTCACCGAAGTCTGGCTGGAAGACGATCTCTAGACCGTTCATTGTGTAACCGACGTTACGGAAGTCCGTTGGAGCCTGCTGGGTTCCAGTCAAAGTGTCCTTGTAGGACACGTTGTCAACGTATGCTGGTAGATCACCCTCGGCTAGCGTACCCTCTTCGTATGTAAAGAGAGCTGCTGCACCGACGATAATCTGTGAGCTATTACCACGTGTATATGCCATAATTTTCACCTCTTTTTTCTATATGGAATAAGTGGGCGATGTTTCCTCAAGAATATTATATCAGTCTTTTATGGTAGTGGAATTATAGGAGGAATTGCCAAGTCCAATATAACCTCCATCTTGGGTAACCTGGTGTGGGTAGCCCTTTGTGTGGTAGCAATAATCAATAATTATCTTGTTTCCAGCATAGGTTCTGGCTGTGCCAAAATCGACAATGTCCCTTGTCTCTTCTAGCTGATAAATTTTAATATCATGGAAGTATACTGGAAGAAACTCTTTAAATGTTCCGTCACCATTGCTTTTGCTATATACCCCGTTGACGATCTTAGAGGAAATCCATGAGTTTAGGTCTTGTGCTGATTCGTCTCCACGGTCTAGGATATCTGATACCAGCTGAGAGGTTTCTATAAGCTTTTCTGGATCTCCAGATATTTTATAAAAATAATACAATAGCTGTTCGTCTTTTATGTGTGGAAAAGGCTTCCTTCGCATTTTAAACATTCTGTCATAAACTGCGTACATTCCTTCTGGAAAAAATTCAGTGAGTTGGTCTATGTCTGATGGGGCAACTGGAAAGAATGGTAAATTAAATGCAAACCTGTTATCTTGCTGAATCTTCTCAGAAAGATAGTCATTAATAAATATTGGTGGATACGAGATAGCCATTATAATTTACCTGCCTTTGCAATCCAGTTTCTTCCAACAGCTGTTCCACTAGACCTACCGCCACGCTTTGACATTCCAGCCCTGAAATCTGTTGGATTATTTAGATAAGCTAGTATACCAGCAGACTGAAGATATGCCTGCGTAAAGTAGCTTTTAAAAAATGAGTTAAAAACTTTCTCATACTCCCCAGCAACGTTGCCTCCTGGGTTTGTGACAACTACTGGCTTTGATGTAAAGACCTGCTCTCCATTATCTTCAAATGCTAGGACCCTCTTTTTGGGGACAATCGTAACTGGAATTCCGTTTTCCATAATTCTTGCCTTATCAAAGAATGGAACACGAGATCCGTCCTTGATCGACTGAGACTGTTTAAATGATGAAAGAAACCCAATAGTGTTTCCAGATACAAGGTAATCAATATCGAATAGTCTTGCTGCTGGCGAACCAGTCTGGTTCCACTCATATACGTGGTGAAGAAGCTGTGGGGATACCCTAGCATTTGAGTCTATGTATGACTTTAGGTCTTCAACAACCGAGTAGCCCAGGCCACGCAAAAAGTCTGGGACTCCTTGCTTGACTCCTTCAAAAAAGCCTTTGCTGTACTCAATGATGTTCTTAATATCTCTATTAAACTGCCTGTCGTCTATTGTTAGTCTAAGCATTAGATATCTGCCGCCTGATTCTCAGAACGTCTAAGAATAATCTTGTAGTACTCTATATCTCCAAATGGGCCTACAAAGGGCTCTTGGGTTGCAATCTCAAAGATAGTAGACTTTCCGTTTCTTATTCCAGAAGTCTCCAAATAAATCTCGTTGCAGGATCTGTCCCGAATGTTTGTAATAATCACGTTTGTTATTGCATTGTTATCATTACGAGAAGAAACTCTGATATCCTTCTTTACCCTGCCAACTAGCAGTGTGTCTTTTGTTATATTAATATTAGGAACAACTTCTTCTTTGAATGCTGCGCCAGCTGGATTTACGCTGATAGCGACGGACTTGTCTAATATCCAGTTTTTCTTTACGTTGCCTAGTGCGCCTTGTTCAACTATAGGATAGTAGATGTCTGCTGCCATAGGGAACATGTAGTCATTAGTGTTGCAGTCCATATCATAGTACCCCAATCATGTCAATATCTTTTCTGTATTTTGACAAAATCTTGTCTACAAGAAGATTGCCAGTTCCATACGGCCCAAAGATGGATTGATCAAACTTAATCTTAAACTGGTCAGTATTGTAATCAGCTATATACCTCTTGTAATATTCAAGCTTTCCGCAAGAAATATCTTCTATAAGAAGTTCGGTTGCCCTAACAATATCTGAAGGAATGGTCTTGTATCCCACTTCCAGGGTTGCTATATAGTCATAGCCTTTTGGAAAGCCACGGTATCCGTATACCAGGTCTAGCAAATCTGATCTTGTAGCTGGAAGCACATTTGGGGCACCCTCAGCCTTGTTGATTTCTCCAGAGTAAAATATTGTTATAGCGGTCTTATCTTCTGACAAGCCATAGGTTATTTCCTGGGTGCTCTCTGCTTCTGAATTAAAGACTTCAAGTCCATTTTCTGTAAGCCTTAATAGTTTCTGAACCTTATCCCATACAGGAAGGTAGTCTGCTCCCAGACCAGTAATCTGGGAAATCTTCTTTCTATAGTAGAATCCGCCTTCTACGATAGAATCAATAATAGCTCTTGCAAGCTCTTCGTTCTTGTAGTATTCAGCTATTTCCGAAGCTGTCTTGCCCTTAGTGTTAGGATCAACATAAGGTCTTACTACTTCAAAAAAGTGCTCTTCTCCATCTATTTCAATTAGGTATGTATTGTCATACTTTGATGGAAGCTCTATAGACACTTTAGAGTCATTACCAGAGAGAGCTACTCCGATGGAAACAGAGTTATCCACCATATCAGTTAATGTGTAATTGTATACCGTGGCTGGTGAGCCAACCACGATTACGGCATTAGTCTGATATGGCGGTACTCTTAGAATTTCCATTATTTGTTGTTAAACTCCGCTGCGATCTCTTCTGGAGTCGCAAGTCTAATGTGTGATCTAGTTAGCCACTTCTCAGCAGCATCCTTAGAAACAATGTTGTATCCACGATAAACCTTGCCAACACCAGTCCAGGCAACGTTCTTTGTCGAGTGTACGGCAACCTTTTCTTCCTTAGATGAGGAATCAGCCTTAGATGACTTCTTCTCCTTAACAGAAGACGCAATAACGTTGTCCTGAACAGATGTCGCTGAAGACTCTGTGTTTGTACGAGTTCTCTTTGGTGAAGAGATTACGTTATTTTCGTCAGCCTGGGCGCTAGATTCGGTTTCTTCTGCCTTGGCAACTTCTGGCTCAGCAACTGGTGCTGGAGCTTCTTCTGGATTTGAGTCAACTACTGTAGCTTCTGCTACCGCTTCTTCCTGAACATCATTAAGAGTTTCTGGCAGCGAGTTTTCGTTGTTAATATTTTCTGACAAAATATCCTCCTTAATATAGATTAATTATAACAGATTAATAAGATGGGGCAGAGGCATTTAGCCTCTGCCCCGAAAAAGGATAACTAAAGATTAGTTGTCCGAAGCTGCATCTGCGTAAGCAACTGCATCCTCTTCCTCCCACTGAATACCGAAACGTACGAATACGGTGTACTCAATGGTGTCCTTCTTTGGCTTGTACTCACGGTTTACAGTGATGTCTCGCTGGAATCCCCAAACACGGTTAGCTGGGAAAGTCAAGTCGACATATCCAGCTGGGTAGTAAGGAACTTCCTGAACATCAATACCTAGAACACGGGTAGTGCGAGCACCACCAAATGTCTGGCCTACGCCATCTAGGTAAGACTGTGCATTGCGCTCAGTGTTTGCTGCGGAACCGAAAGCTTCTGCGATAGCATCAGCTAGAGTACCATTGTTCTTAACAATACCCTGGAATGCGTCAGTACCAGCGTAGAACTTAAGGTTGTTCTTAAGTGCACGGTACTTACGTGGCATAGCTAGGATAATGTTCTGCATTACTTCTGGAGTCCATGCATTGTTTGATACTGTAACAACTGACTCATGTGCATCTCCAGTCTTGACACGGTTAACGAAACCGTTCATGATGGAAAGGAATGGGTCATTGCCAGTTCCAGTACCATTGATTGCTAGGTCTTCTAGATCGTTAGCAAATGCGTTGGTCATTAGACGTACAAGGTGGTCTTCAAGAGCTGCACCCTCTACGTTGTCTTCAAGCGCCTCGGCAGAAACTTCCCAGTCAAGACGAATCTTCTTTGTAGTCAATTCGACCTTGCTAAACTGGGCGCCAGCGTTGGTGTAGTCACCAACAGCCTGGGCGGCTGCACGAATTACACGCTCACCAACGTTAACTTTTTCAAGTTCCATTGTGTTAGCTCGCATAGTAACACGGCGACCATCCTTGGCGAGAACAGTTGCGTCCCAAACATAATCGATAAAACGACGTGCCTGCTCTGGACGCAGAATTCCACTAGCTGCCTCACCCGAAGGATTGACGGCATTTGGACCACTGGTCACTCCGAATTCAGCGTTTGGGATGTTGCCCAGTGTGCTAGCACCTGGATCAGTTACACCACCAATACCACCTGATGCGAAAGCACCTTGGCCTTGGAAAGTACCAGGAGTAGTTCCTCCTAGTTCGCCAGCTTCACCTGGCTGATTTTTGATAATCTCTTCCGACATATTGTCACCTCCTAAGTGATTTTTCTTATTTAAATAAGTCGGCAGTTTTGAGGAAACGTCCGCCCCATAGGGATTTCTCAACCTGTTCTGGTTGAGTTTCCTGAACGATCTCGCCTAGATCGCCAGATTTACGGAAAGCGGTGTCTGCCTCAACAGCGTCTACTCTCTTTCCAAACTCATTAAAATCCTGCTTGGCTTCTTTCACTTCTTGTGAAACAGCTTTTACCTCATTAGAAACTGTACCAAGGGATTTCTGTAGCTCTGCTACCTGGTCTCCAAGAGACTTGATAGTAGACGCTAGATCGCTAAAGGCTGATGCAAGACCATCTTTAATTTCGGCAACTGCCTCAATCATTTCATCTGACTTTGTTACTTCAGACTCATCGGACTTTTTAGCTTCACCGTCGCCCTTCTTTGGATAAGAGTCATCCTCTTCTTCCTTTTCCTCGTCGTCCATCTTCTCAGCCTTTGGAGACTCTTCGTCTTTTGCTGAGTCAGACTTTACAACCGAGTTGGCTTCGGCATCTGCCTCTGGAGCGACCTGTGTTTCTGCAACAACGTCGTCTGACTTTTCTACAGTCTCTTCAACGACATTTTCTGTTGTTTCATTCATAGGACTTGCCTCCTTCATAATCTTAGAAGTATTAATGCCTTTAGCACTATCAACTAAGAACTTTATCATATCTGTTTTTTCGCTGTCATTCTTTTCAACGAAACCGATATTTTCTAGTGGCTGGCCAGAGATGGGGCTAATCTCGTTGTCATTGTTAGACAATAGCACTAGGCCAGACTCACTATCAAAAAACACATTTTCTAGCTCTGTTGCGAACTGTTCACCCTTAATAACATCTACTCCATCTACCTTTTCAATAGAGAGAATGTTTGCAAACTGATTTGCTGGGTTGTCGACTAAAGAGAGCTCTACTAAATCATAATCCTTAATGACCCTAATCTGCATGTCTGCCTTTGAGTCATATGCGTCATCCCACTTGTTCATTTTTCCACCAATTGAGAATCCAGAGAGCGTACCATCAAGAACTTTTTCCCAGGTGTCTTGGGCACCTTTTGAAACATAAGCAGACACATAGACGCCACTATAAAACTTCTTTGACTGTGGGTCAAAGTATCGATCTTCTTTGAAGGATACCATTTTGCCTACTGCTGTTGGCTGGTGCATTTCACGGATATTACCACGGAACTTTTGGAAAGCTTTTAGGCTTGCCTCTGTTGTTACGATATCCGACTGCTTATCAACGTTATCGAGTGTGGCAAATCCAGAAACGATGCGACGTTCCTGGTCTACCTTGCTGAAGGGCATCGAGAGACGTAGACTGTCACCTTCTCGATCCCAATATGCCTTGACTATAGTCATATTAGTTAATTATACTGTCTTTTTTTCAGTTATTACAATATTATAACATACATAAAAGAATCAGTTATTCTGAGGATCTTCCTTCTCCAGCAGGGTTCCTGCCAGAGATGGTAGCCTCTCCATCTGATTGATTATTCGTCCTCTGCGCATCTCTCTGCCTGTTTCCAGCTAGGTTTGCCCTAGCATCCGTGGCCTGTCTGGGCGACATCACAAAGAACTTGTCTCCTTCTGGGTGCTGAGGAAGACCTAGGGCCTCTCTAGCTTCGTTTGGAGTCATAACCTGTGTCTTTACGTATCTTTCGATAATCTGAGATTGAGCAATCTCATCTGTTAGGGTCAGCTCATTAAACTTAAACTCAAGGATATCTGTCTTTTCTTTTACGATTCGATTGATAACCTTTTCTAGGTTTCTCTGGGCTGGTCTGGATACCTGCTCTTTAAATGTTCTATCCTGAGCAATGGCAGCAGCTATGGCAGAGGAGTCTCCTCCTCCAATCTTAGAAAGAGGGACCTGGTGGGCAACCAGAATGTCATCCCTATTCTGAATTCTATATTCCTTGAACGATGCTTCTTGGACACCGTTTTCAATTGGCTCCATCTTAAACTCAACCTTGTTCTGGTCAGTATCACCAGGCAGAGGTATGTAAAGAGTTCTGTGGTTTTGACCCTTTAATCCAGTCTGAAGGAATCTAAACATCTTGTCTTCAGCTTCAGAAGATAGCTTTGCACCCTTTAGTGTAATGACATATCTAGGGACAGCCTTGTTTCCAAAGTAATCTATGTTGTACTGGGAGGCTAGCTGATCTCCGTGTAGGGAGCCAATGGCAGACATAATATCTGGAACACCATAGAATGTATTTAGTGGAGAGTATTCCTTATAGTGAATAATCTCGTTCGGTCTTGGATCATCTGTGATTGGATTTGGATTCTTAGCTCCGAAGTTTCTAAAGTAAACTACCTTGTTTCCAATAATCTGAACATACCCATCTTTTAGTCGTCTAACTCTAACAGTTGTAGATGGGATGTGTCCAACATAACCAATCTCTCCAGTAACGGTTCTTGCAACTTCTAGGTAGCCGTTACCAGTTGCCTGGACGTCAGTATAAAACTTTGTAAGCGTTTGGGTAAATGACTCGGTGTCATTTAGCTTTTCCAGCCAGTCACGCATTTCAATCTTTGCTCGCTCAATTCGCTTTCTGGCTCTTGTTACAGAAGAGTCATCCGAATTGTCCTCTAGCCTAAGAAGGGTTCTTGCAGAAATATCGAAGTCATATCCAAGACCTACGATATTCTCTACCTTAGCATCAATTGCTGCGTGATTTGCAAAAGATGTGTCATAGTAGTTTGCCAGCTCATAGAGATTCCATGGAGGGGTGATGACGTCAAACATGCCGTACCCGTTTCTAAAAACCTCGCCTGGATTAATCTCCTTTGACTTGGCACCATTAAGACCAGAGCTGACAGCCTTAGCGGATTCACGATATGAGTCTGAGATCTGAGAAGACTTTGATACGTTTCTGTCATTCCTTCTCTTAAAATTATTGTTGATTCCAGACAGGGTTCTTAGGTCTGACCAGGACTTGTTAAAAGGATCCTGCTTTTTAAACAGGTCATCCTCTAACTGGCCTTCGTCAAGCCTAGCATTAATATAGTCTGACATTAATCTTCATCTCCGTATAGTTCTAGAGTCTTCTTAGCTGCCATAACTGCGCCGAGGTCATTCATAGAAGGAATTAGGCCCTGCTTCATTCGGTCAATCTGTTCACTATACTCTTCGTCTGTGATTCTTGCTGTTCCTGGGAAAAATACTGGAGATCCGTCTGGCTCGCCATAATGGGCAGCAGCTGCCTTGAGTTTTGCGATTTGGTTTTCATCACCCTTGTTTGCTGGAACGTTTAAAACGTTTCCGCTACCATCAGTGAACCACTTTCCATTAGCCTTTTTCCAGACATATACGCCCCAAGCATACCCAGTTTGATCAACAAGAGTTACCTTAGCTTTACCAATAGCGTCAGCAAATTTATCTTCCATAGCCACTAGTATACCATATTAAAGTGGTTTTATGACAGAAGAGTTCCATTCTACATTTCTATAGACAGAATAGCCGTATCCACGGAAAACACTACTATTGACTTCATCATCAATTATAAATTTATTAGTTCCAGTGTATCTTTTATAAACATCTGACGGATCGAACCCAAATAGCTTGACTTCATTGGCAACAAGTACGCCGTTCCAGGTAAACCCACCCTGCCAATATACCCAATTTAGACTTTGGCCATCTTCTTGTAGCCCGATTTGCCTAACTCTGAACCATGGCCTGTACAGCTGTCTCTGTATTTCTTGCAAGCTTGTAGACTGATAATGAGAGACATTGTTAATAATTGCACCAGAAAGTATTCGAATTGCTCCAGGATAATTATCAAAATCAAGAATTCTTGCAAAATTGATACCAATTACTGCCCAGTCTTGTGCATCAATTACTGCGTCTCTTACCTTTTTCCCATTTATATAGAATAATAGCCCGTTTTCAATTGTTCCAGTTTTAGCATTAATCCCGTAAAGTCTTCCACGCCTTCCGCTTGCATCGCTAGCAACGGCAAAGAACTTAATAAAATCCTCCTTGCCCTGAACTTCAAAGATCAGACGAGGCGTTTGGGAGAATTCGCTGTCTGGGAACCTTATAAACATTTGCATAGCAAAAACCTTATAGGATTCTGCCAGGTTTTGATTAATCTGTAGAATTAGGCCCCTATCAACTAGAGCAGAGTCTGAGCCTACCTTTTGGATTCCGCTGTCCTTTGTAAGGTAAAGATGCGGAGTTGTCCCCTTGTAAATCCTAAATGGATTCCTAGAAACATAGTCAAAGTAGCTTCCGTACTTCTTATATGGGATAATCTTAGTGCCGAATTTGGTACCTATAAAGTTTGGAGAGATTTCGTTAATAGCCTGGGAGGCATACTCCAGCCTTCTGATCTTTATTGGGTTAGCAGAAATTCCCTCTGCTTCTATTTCTATATGGGTAACAATTGCTAGACTTGACACAGAAGCCGATGAGGGTGGATAAATAATGGTTCCGTTTTCTACCAAATACTTTGTGTTTATCCAGTCTAATGAGTTTCCAGCATCGATGACTCCATTTACTGGAGACACAGTTTGAGTAAAGCTTTCTAGATTTGCGTTTGCACCATTTCTTAAAAATTGAAAGGTTATGTACTGTCTAATCGAATACTGCTTAGTATCGGACACTAGATTTCCCATGCCAGGCAGCGCTGGGACGCTTGAGTTAAACTGTAAGAAGTCTAAGTCATAGTACTTATTGCCAAAGCTGTCGTCAACAAATTGAGCAAAATAGTTTAGTGGCAAGTAGTCTTGCCAGCTTGATGACACAGAAATATCAAGAGAGTACTCTCCAAATTTATAGATTGGCCTCAAGGTATAGCTTGCGACGTGGTCATATATTTGCTGAGTGCTGTCTCCGTCATTCTGAAAAGAATCAACCCTACCAGCGTCGATTACCATGTTCCAGAATGCTGGATCGTTTCCAAAGTAGGAGTCTCCAACATCCCAGATTTCTGGAATTTCTGGCTGTGTCGAAAACGTAAACAAAGAGCTGAGCTTTTTAAAGTTGTTTGTAGTACAGAATCCAATCTTGTAGATTTTGCCCTGAAATGTTTTTGAAAAGTCTGAATCTCCAACAATATAAATCCTTAGCTGTGACCTATTGCCAAAAAACGCAGAGACATTTCCACCAAAGGCTCTGACTAAACCATCTAAATTAATTCCCGCAAAGATGCTGGTTGCATCAATAATTGAGTCTGAGTATAGTCTTTCTAGATTTCCATTATAAAAAAGATTATAGTTTATTCGATCTCCAATAATGGAAACTGAAAAGTAATTGCTATTATTTACATTTTCTATCTTAAATAAAATCTGTTCTGATGTAGAGTACTCTTCAATACTAAAAATTCCATAAATAGCGCTTGTCTTTTGTTGCATAAAGTTAATCTTGTCAATAAACATAAAAGACTCTTTGCCCTCAAAGGTAAAGAATGGCCTACCATCATCCTGAAGCTCATCCTGCTCGGCATACCAGCTCTGGATGTTATCTGTTGGTTCCAGGAATCTTATTTCTGGGATAACGTAAGATGGCAGCTCAATAGTGTTTCTTGACACATCTAGGTTTTCAACAATGCCCTGCGCAAACTTTCCAAACTCTGGATACGTATAGTTATTTGTATAGTCAGCAACAGAGTAATCTATAGCTACGGTTGTTCCGCCGAACGAGGTGTTTGCGTTTTCTGGAATCTCTACAGCCTGTCCGTATGCCCATCTTCTTTTTGCAACGATATCCGAAACCCAGTACGGATAAATAGAGACACAGTCTACTTCTACCAGCCTGACATCGTCATAGGCATAGAAACCAATCCAGTCCTGGCTTTTTCCATTAGAGTCTAACTGCTCTGGTAGCTGAATGCTTGGCATGTCAATCTGCATTGATATCACCTCTTCTCCATTTATAAGAAGAGAAGCGAGGTTTGGCTTAATCCTTAAGTTTAGTAAAATTGGTCTAAACCATTCCCCCAAATAGTGAGATGCAGAATTTGGACCAATCTTTATCTTTACAAATGGCCCATCTAGGTAAACTCCGTCTTCCGAAGAAACTGGCCCAAAAATTCTTTTTGCAGAAGTGGCTTGAGAGTCTACTCGCAACCACATTTCTAGGGTTGCCTCTTGATACCTTCCCCAGTCATTTAAAAATCCAAAACCTGGAAGAATAAGTGATGGCTTTGAGTTTGGCCTTGGATAAATCCTTGTGACATTGTCAGATCCAAAGACCAGCGGTACACCGTGATTTTTTGCTAAGATTTTTTTGTCTTGTACAAAATAATAACCAGACGCATCCTGTAGCCCATATGACCTTGCCTGACTTACAAGAACATCAGTATCTCCAACACTAGAAACAATATCTGTTGGAATAGGATCTGGCTCTATACCAAGAGATGTGGCGTTAAACTCTTCCGACCACTGCCCGACAGTTATTCCATTTACAAAAAATTCATAGTCAGAGTCTTGATTTCCAGCATTTATGTACTCGATGCTCAAAAATAGCCGAATGTCTGTATTCTGTAGCTCTTGCGGTATCTGAAATGTGTCCGAAATAAATACCCATTGGTTGGAGATTGTGCTTGCGAATTTTTTTGAAACTATTGTTGGGGCAGCCTGACCATCTGGCCAATAGGCGTATCCGATTTGATACGAATTTACATACAGGCTTTTAGAAAAAACATAGGTGCCAATAGAAACCGTGCCCATGTCTTGATTTAGCTGACTAAATCTAAATATGTTTGAGCTAAGGCAATCTATGGAAAAAGACTCTATTTGCTCTGATTCTACGAATTCTCCAGCAATCTTTGAAGTTATGCTATCTGGAAAAGGTGTTCCAAAAACTACCTCATTTCCTACAGAAGATGCCCCAGATACCTGCCAAAATTCGCTATTGATGTTTCTTTGATTTTCAGATATGAGAGAGACGTAGTCCACCCGATCATCAAGTGGCCAAAGCGATATCGGGTGTTCTGCAAAAACCTTTTCTGCATACAGATTAGAGGGAGTAGTCATTTTTCACCTTGTCATAGTTTATCATATCAAGAGGTCTGACCAGACCAATCATCTTCACCCTGATTTCTTGATATAAACTCCACATCGATCCATTGCTGTGTCGAAGAGTCATATCTCTTAATAAGCGTCAGCGGAACAAATGTCATCGAATCATCCATTCTCTTTCCACCTGGAAGAATCTGTATGTTAAACGTTCTTTCAGTTGATGGAGCAGTCTGTCCAGTAGCGCTTACTGTAAATGACAACCCTTGCTTTGTAGAGCTTGGAGCTCCAAAGATTAGTCCAGAAGAAGACATAGCTAGTCCGACTGGAAGCTCTCCATTGACAATTGAATAGGATGTAGCATGAGCCGCCTCTAGCTGTATTGATACTGAAATATTATTTCTAACTGCCCCTAAGTCTGAATTGGTTATCCAAGATGGTGACGGTATAAAGGTCGGGAAGAATGGGAAAAATGGTGGAAAGAATGGTGGAAAGAATGGAGGGAAGAACGGAGGAAAGAATGGAGGGAAGAACGGTGGAAAGAATGGTCCAGGAAGGGATGGTGCCGTGTATGGTTCCGAAACTGATGCGCTACCAATAAGAGATCCAAGGGAGACGGTAATATTGAAGCTATAGTTTCCAGAGCCACGGTTTACCCTTCTAGTTCCGCTTCCCAGTTCTATTGTATAGTTTTGGTTTGGAGATCTATAGTCGTACGGGACGTTATACTGTGCGTTAGTTGTACCACTAACGTATGTTGTAGTTGGACTTTGAGATGGGTTTGCCGTTCCAGTACCGAATGGTGTATTAACATTTCCGCTAGTAGTAACCCTTGCGGTCCAGGTAACATCTACCGTTGTGTCAGTTAGGTTGCTTTGACTAACAGTAAGTCGTAAAACGTGCTGTGGTCTATTGGAAAATGAAGAGCTTGCCATCTAGATAGCTCCTACCAAATCCAGAGATCACCATTTGTTGCATTAGACGGAGTCTGCGTTGGGGGCTGCACAAAAATTCTCATTCCTGTTTCCCACTTTGCGTTCCCAGAGTTATACATCAAAATATGACCATCTTGCGGAGAAGTTGCGTTTACATCAGATAGGCTAGCAAGAGATCTTGGGGTTGTTCCAGCTTGCCAGGTCTGTGTTGATGAGTTATAAATAAGAGAATCGTTATTAGCTACCGTCGTAATATTTACATCTGAAAGGTCATTAAGATTTGAAGCTGGTGCTCCTGGAACCCACTTTTGTGTTGCAGAGTCATAAATAATGCTGTCTCCATTTTGAACAGAAACAACGTCTACATCTCCAAGTTCTGAAAAATTATCTACGCCTGGTCCAGCAGGTCCAGCAGGTCCTTGGGGCCCCTCTTCTCCAATAACATTTAGGTTAACTTTGTACCAAAATGACGATGTCTCATCTGGCTCATGTCCGACATTTGGATCTACTGCAGAGAACCAAGAAAATCCGTCGTGATAGACAGCATCGTTTATACCATAATCGACTGCTGGACTCCATACGCCTTGCCAGGTAATGGTAGTCGGTCCAGCTGCTCCAGCTTCACCCCTAGGCCCCTGAGCACCTGTTGCACCTGTGGGACCTGGCTGGCCTTTTGGAATTAAAAAAGTAAGCGTTCTGTTTGGATGAGTTCCTCCAAGAATAACCTGGGCTGGATCCTCATGGTCAATGGTTTGAACAGATGCAATCGACAAGTTTGTTGCTAGAGAGTCTAGCCACTGCTGTTCTGTTCCAGTAAATCCATTTTCAACAGCAATGTCGTATGCCGTTGCTTGCGCATATGGTAGATCTAGCCAAGCATCGATACCGTTACCGAGCTTAAACTTTCCGCTATCCTGCTCTACACCAATTTCTCCTGGGGCAAGGATTGGGTTACCCTCTTCCCACTCTTCGGCAAAACCTCTTCGCAGCTGGACTCTAACAAATGACATAGGACTATTTTACCACACAGATTTAGGAATTAGTCCTTAAAAAGGAACACAGAGCACATATATTTCTCTCCAGAAGTGACCTTTAAAGACTCATGGAAAAATGGCTCTAGCGATGGGAAGACAATAATGCTTCCAGCCGAAGGTTTAATCTTTACATCCTGATTAGGGAAAACGATTTCTCCGCCTTCATAGTCATCATTTAAATACAGGACAGCTGATAGATAGGCATTGTCCCTATATGAGTCGGTATGAAGCCCTAGTTCTGCTCCAGTAAAGTATTTGCTTATCATAATTGTTGACATCTTTCCTGGATCTATTCCCAGCAAAGACGCATAGTGGTCTGTAGTAAATGTCAAAGAATTCTTAATTTGTCCAAAAGCAAACTGTACGGCTGGAGAACTAGTCAAATACTTTTTGGGATTTGTAGTCTTTGTCTCTCCAAATACGTAATCGCTATTCCTTCCGTCTGGCAAGACTATGTCGTCCTTACCCACCCATGGCTGCCACTTTCCAATGGCATCAGTATCCTTTATGATTATTTCTGATTCTTCTATCGCAGCTAAAACTTGATCTGGATGAAAAACAACATTTTCATAATAAAAAATGTTTTCAGCATATATCTTAGGATTAAAGTTAGAGGTCTTAATCCATAGTGGAGAGAAAAATGGTGGATAAATAGATACCTGGCTTACCAGATATTTGTCAAGTGCTTCTTGATAGTCCACATATACTCCTTTTGCAAGTGCTGAATATATTTATTATACCAGATTGCCAAGATGCCCTGCAATAAGCTAGAGTGTTTGCCAGTGTAAGAAGTCTCGGTATTCCCCATGACCAATTACGTTTGGATCTACCCACCAGTCTTCGTGAAATGACCTGTGTACCAAAGAATATCCAAAAGAATCTAGGATTTCTCTTTGAGCATCTCTAATTGTACTGTTTTTCCAGTACATGTTTGCGTCATGCTCAAACGTAATAATGCTAAATCTATAAGTATTTAGGGGCACAGCGACAAGTCCCTGTAGTGTCCAGTGACTATTTCCTACTGGTCTCCCAGCGAAATCATATCCTGCATCAATATCTAGTTGAAGATAGTCTATCTGCTTTGGGAACTCATTTTTTTCAAAGTATTCAATATAGTTAAACGATAGGGCATCCCCCATGCAGGGATTCATTCTATTTAAGTTAAACTCTTCTCGCATAGAGTCTATAATTTCAAAAGACACACCCTTCCAGTCATAATCTTGCTCTAATAGGTAGGTATTATTTCCTTCGCTATAGTGTGCTGCTCCTAGCTCAACATAGTACCCATTTTTCTTCTTTTTTAAGATTTCTAGAATAAAGTGCTCTTGCTGTGTTATCTGGTGTGTCATTTAAACAAATCTCCTTTTAGTCTTGTTGGTTTCTCGTCTGTTCCCCTTACAAAAACAGTTGAAAAGTATCTTATTTTATCATTTAATACTGGCTTTGATCCGTGCCTTATGTGTCCGCCATGAATGTACAGAGAATTTGCTTTTGGCTTAACAGTTATACCCAGCTCTGGATATTCTAGCTCTCCGCCCTCATAGTCGTCATTATAATATAAGCAAAAACCATATCCGATATAGTATGGCAAATCTGGATTCCACTGATCAGTATGTGGCTGAATAAAGTCACCTATCTTGTACCTTTGCAAAAGAAGATTAGATGGGTAGTAGTGGTAGGACTCAAATAGTGACTCCATTTTATTATTAATTTCTTTAAAAATGTTGTCTGTTTTAAACTCTAGGTTTTTCCCGTACCAAAAATCTGCAAAATCTTTGTCTTGTGCCGTGTCTTCGGAAAACCAGTCTTTTTCGCTAAGTGCATTTATGACATTAAGGACTTCTTGGAACTCTTCTCCAGAAAGAAAGTTGTTAATCTCATAAACATCTTCGTGTAATTTGTTAATCTCCATGCTATCACATATACTTACTGTTAAAAATATTGCTTACTTCCAGGTGATTTATGTTGAAGTGTTTTGGCAAAGAGGACACCCATCTGATAGCTTCCGCCATGTCTTCTGCCGTTAGAGCGTTATCTTTTTTCTCAACCTGTGTATCTATTGTTCCTGGGCATATCTCTGTAACCTTAATACCGTACTGTGGAAACTCCATTCTCATGGTGTCGACCAAAGCCATCATGCCTCTTTTTGCATTGGTATAGTTACCGCCTCCTCTAAATGGCACCTTTCCAGAAAGAGATGTCACAAAAATAATTGTCGGGGAGTCCGATTTTTTTAAGCATGGAACAAAAAGCTGAGATAGGTACATTGGACCAGAAACGTTTATGTCATAGGCAACCCTGAAGTTATCCATTGTTTCATTAATGATGCTGGTTGGGCTTGATCCACCGCCAGCATTATTGACAAGAAGATCTAGGGTTATGTCTTTATACTTTTCAAAGAATTCTTTTATCTCTTTTGGCTGAGTAATATCTAGCTTATAGACCTCAATATTTTCAGATGCCAATTCTGAGACCCTTGACAAGTCTCTGGACACAGCGATAACCCGATAACCATTCTCAGCAAGAAGCTTGACTGTGGCCAGCCCTACGCCTTTGCTTGATCCAGTAACAATGGCCGTTTTCATAGATTTAAAGACTCTATCTCTTTTTTATAATATTCTTCAAATTCAACCCAGAATGGGATGTTGTTGACCATCTTGATGTTGTCGCTATTTCTATTAAACTTTAGCCTCTCATCTTCTAGTTGCTTCCAGATATCTGGCCCATATTTCTCTTGAAGCTTTAGCCAAAGAGGATGCCCCTCGTAAAGGTATCTCCAATAAGTTCTAACTATATATTTTTCACCCTTAGAAACCTTCTTTACACCGTGATAGTGTGGGTGTCCAGACATAAATACAACAATGTCTCCAGCCTGCGGCTTATAGGTATAGTCTTCTTTGATTATAGATGTATCGTTTTCGTCTAGGAACCTAAACATAACATCTCCGCCTTCATAATCATCATTTAGGTAAAATACAGCAGTTACCCCAAACTTAGATCCAGGATTGTATGCAAACTCTCTCTGAAAATCTGTATGATGCACCATGGCGTACTCTAGCGGACTGTCTGGTTTTTCTTCGTATTTTGCAATGTTCCAGCCTTCATAAACCCAGTTGTCAAGAGAAACGTCGTTTGCCTCTACATAAAGTTTTGTAGCATTGTAGAAAAGATCGTTAATCTCATTTTCAAAATACCCATCTCTTGTAAAGTCTAGTGGGTTGTGATCTTTTTCATACTCCCACTCCTCTATAGTTGGAAAATTTTGAAACTTAACGGCAAACTGAGTGCCTTCCGCATGCTTTCCAAAGGTATACCAGTCTTTCCACTCTTTATTTTTCTCAAAATAGTCAATGAAGTCTTGCGGATTTTTAATAGCCTTCTTAAATACCCAGACAGTGTCCTGTATTTTTTCAATATCAAAGTTATACACTGCAACCATCCCTCATGTCCATGTCATTGTGAATCCAGTGGCTAGGAATCATGTACTTAACACCAGACTTGACTGTGTGAGCGATATGGTAGTATGGGGCAGAAGATGGGAAAATAATAACACTTCCAGCACTTGGCTTTACCCCGAAGTCTATTTGATTATTTTTTACTGCAACATCATAGTCTAGATCTGGGCTAACCACTTGGTGGTGATCTTCATAGTCCGATAATTTAAATGATATTTCTCCACCCTCGGGAACTTCATTTAGATACATGACTAACGAATATCTCAGAGTCTTGTCTCCATCAAGCTGATCATAGTGTGCCCCCATTGCGGCACCAGTGTTGTACTTCTTAATGTTGAAAACTGGAAATAGCCGTGGCTCATCGGTATCTCCAATTGACGAAGCATAGTCTTTGCAAACATTGTAAAGAGACTTCATGATACTTATATAGATAAACTCAGACTTACTTCTATATGGCTCTTCCATATGCCTAATCTGATTAAGATCAAATGACTGAGTTTCTCCATATATAAAGGACTTATCGTTTGAAGATGTCCAATCTTGCCATAATGGATTTCCCTCTGATGCACCTATTTCATCCAACTCTTTAATTGTATCCATAACCTCTTTGAAGTTTTCAACGGCATCTTCATAGTAGAAAACCTTTTCATGCAATACTTGCTTTTTCATATTAGTACCTATTCCTTTGATAGTGTCCAACCTCTTTTATAAAGCCCACTAGGACATATCTAATTGGGCCTTCTGAAACAAATTCTACTCCATGCTCATACTTTTCGTTACCTGGAAAAATTAACAAGCATTTTGGCTTTGGCCTTAGCTTTAGGCCTAAGTTTTTAAAGAACAACTCGCCATCGTTATAGTCGTCATTAATGTATACAATAGCTGCGTATCTAATAGATGGGTCTGTATGTTGATCAGTATGAGACTTTAGCTCAACCTCTGGCTGCATTCTTTGGATTGTTGCGAGTCCGCTAAGCTCTAGTGAGTCATCGGATTCTCTGACCATCGAGGCGAGTCTTTCATAAAAAATGTTATATTCTGGGTATTTACTTATGTTAAGATTTTTATCTACCCAGTTCTGGGTAATTTCAAACTTTCCTTCAGCAACAAGATTGTCTACGTCTTCTCTTCCAAACTTTTCTAGACAAAAATTTTTTAGGTTTGACATATATTCAATTTCCCAGTCTGACTGGGAGGCTGCATTAATCTTGCTCCAAAGAAAGTCTAGCTCTTCGTCTGTCAAGAAGTTATCGATAGATAAGAGCTCATCTGTTAGCTCTTCAAAATGGACACCATTGCTCTTCAATACTTCTTTTAACGACGTAATCATTTTATAGGTCTTCTACCTTATACTTATTTCCGTGCATGTCTATTTTGTATCCTTCTTTCAATAGATCCTGCCACTCTTTTCTTTCCAGCTCCTGGCCATCTCTAATCTTTTTCATTTCTTCGGCCCAGGCGTCTCTCAGCTCTTGAGGGTATGCATCTTCTTCACGGTCGTCCCAGAAAGATCCAATTGTATACCTAACACCTGACTCAATCAAGGTAACCTCATGCATATTGTTAAAGCCACCGTCAAATGCTGCAAGCATTCCAACCTTTGGCTTAATTTCTATATCTTGCGATGGAAACCTTAGAAGTCCTCCACCAAAATCATCATTTAGATAAAGGAATGCTGCGTATCTGCTTCTAGTAAACGGCCCAGAGTTTCCGTGTTCGTCTGTATTATCAGAATGAACTCTTGCATATGCCCCTGGTTCCCACTTTTGTGTGTGGTACCCAATCTGAACAATTGTTTTTGGATCTAGGTCATGAACAGACGCTACGGCTTCAATAATTCCCTGCTTAATTTTTGAAAAAATATCAGAATCAAGGCCCTCGTCTAGAATCTCCTGATCGCCATCTTGTGGCAAAACAGAAGAATAAGACTCATAGAATGATATAGGCATCCATGTAATTTTGCCAGTTTCAGCAACCTTGTCTAAAATCTTTATAATTTTTTGAGACTCTTCTGGGGTTAGAAAATTCTCATAAAGGACTATATCATTAGTAATCCTATTTTTATTGGCCAAGTTCATGTTTAAGCACTCCTTTTAAATATATTATAGCAGATGGTGGAAAAGCCTAATTAATCAATGAAATTTAAGAGAGCCCATCTAGACTTCCATTCTTTTTCCCACTCTACCTGCCAAGAATCAGACCATTTTTTCATGCTATCTGCTCTCCACAACTCTCGTTCTTCTGAGTATTTTGACTCAGCAAAATCCCAAAAAGATATGATTGTGTGCCGATATCCAGAAACAATTTCATTTACGCCGTGGAGATTTTCCTTTCCTCCTGGAAAAAGAAGCATGGATCCAGCCCTTGGCTTAATGCTCAGGTCATGTTCTGGAAAATATATCTCTCCACCAGAATATTGGTCATTTAGATAGATAATTGCTGCATACTTATTAATTTCATAATGACTATCCGACCCATCCTCATTGGTGTTATCAGAATGTACCGAGCCAGATCCGCCTTTGCCAAATCTTTGTGCATGGATTGTGTTTAAAGAGATTTCCTTTAGAAAAACAGAAGATGTCATCTGCTTGATATCTTTGACTAGCCTACCTATAAAATCTGATGGTAGGCCAAATAGTTCAAAACTTAAATCTGGCTTTGGAGACTTGCCAAGTCGATACTCATATGAGGCAAAATGATTCCATCTTTCCGAGTTAGCATCTATATAATTAATTAAGCTGTTGCAAGTATCTTTATCTAAAAAGTCTAAGACTTCTATAACCTTGTTTTGGTCAACTCCAGCAGTCCCATTTATGTTTGGAACATCTATATAGGTAATATAGCTTGTTCCATGCATTTTACTCAGATTCTTTTTCTTTATGAGAAAGAATGGTCCAAAAGAACGGTACAGTATATCTAATTCCAGAGATAATCTCTGATACTCCATGAATATAATTCATATCTCCAGGGAAAAAGTATGCGGCACCCCTCTTAGGCTTGAACCTAATATCTTGGTTTGGAAAATACAGCTCTCCGCCCTCGTAATCATCGTTAATGTAGAAAAGACCTGCAATGTCGTAATACGGGAAGTCATTTGGCTTACCTGCGTCTGGTCCCGTGTGAAGCTCTTTATCTGCGTGTGGCATCTGTAGTTGGCCTGGAAGCCATCTGACCATTGCTGGGCTAGTAGGAAGAGCGTCTACGCCAAAGAACTTATCTACCTCTATTTTTAATCTTGCGACCATTCCTTCAATAATCACAGGAATTTCTGGATTTGTTTTTTGAATAGTCGGATAGGTTGCTACACGATTGTCCCAATATCCAGCATCATAAATGACAGTTCCGTTTTCGTTATAATGGGTTTCTGTCTGATCCCAGTTTTCGTTGCTTCTGATGAAGTCATTTAGAGCTGTCAGCTCCTCATCAGTCATAAAGTCTTCCAGGGTAACAATGTTTTCTGGGGATGACCCAAAAAATCCTGATGGGGTAATTGAAACCCGATCAACAATATGATTGTTAGTTAAGTTTTCCATTATAAGTCTCCTTGTTATTCATACTTTCGTCTTTCCCAGACCTCTTTCAAGTATACACCACCGCTAGGAACTCGATATTTCTTTGAGTTTTCCATGTTCTTTTTCATTATAGAAAGGCCAGAGTCAAACTCGTATTCAGACTCCCAATCTTCTCTCTTAAATGGTATCATCTGAGAATATGGCGTTCCCGCTGGAATTACGCCAGTCCACCCTTCTTGTATAAAGAATGGGAAGGTTCCTGGCAGATTCACCTTGTCGTTGTCTACAATTCCACTTGTTGTCATAAACGGTAAGTCATACCTACCGAATGGCTGAGAATATAGTACGCTATAGCCTTTTGGTGTAGCTACAGCCCAATCTGGGTACCAGGCAAAATGCTTCTTGTAATATCCCTTTGGATGCTCAAACTGAGGCATTGGATCTCTAAACTGAATAAAGTCAGAGTATTTAGGATCTAAAACCTTGGCTGAAATCTCATTCTTGCTGTCAAGGAAGAACTCAATGTCGCATGGAGTTCTGTATACATAGCCAGTAATAAAAATGTCATATATTGCTGGACAAGCCTTCCAGGTTGGAACCTTTCCGCCATCCGCCCCAATAAAACTTGTTCCATCTGGGCCCTTGTAGAACCTATCCGCAGACGTGTACCATTCTGGCAGACTCTTAGATACTGGCTCTGGCGTTGATGGATCTTTTCCAGATAGCCATCCCCTGTTTGCTAAAAATTTAATTTTTGGCATTATTTATAACTTTCATAAGAATCTTTTTAGCTTCGTGATTTCCTGCAGAATTTCCATTGTGATCAACGGCATCTCTGTAAAAGTGTGTCCACTCTCCCTTAGAGTTTTTCTCTTGGCTGGCTGTACCACGGTCTCTCATGTTTTCTTGCCATTTAAGATCTTCATAATCTGGCCTTCCATTCCGAACCTCTAGCTCGTGTGACTGAATGTCGGTGAGAGATATTGGCAAAATAGAGGCAATCGGAGTATTTGCTGGTATCGTTATTTCAATATTTGGTTCTGTTATCATCCAAGCAATCGGGAGATCTCCTAGTAAAACAGATGTGCTTATAAGCGTAGTCATACACTGAGCTCCTCTAATAAACTGATTAGGAACTGGCATAGTTAAAAGAGTTAGGTTTTCGTTATTTTCTTTTACAAAGGTCAGGTCAGTATAAAAACTGATGGTCCTGTTACCACGATTTGGATGTGCCCACTGAGACCCAGACAAAACCTTTACGTGATCCCCTGTAGAATCATTAATCCCGTCCCAAATAAACGTGATATCTTCTGGATAGGAAATTCCCCAGCCAAGTCTATTTGATAAGGAGATTGGAAAGCACTGATATGCGTGTCTATCAAAAGTAATATCCATCCAGTCACGGTGTAGTGGTAGCTGATCTATGTTTCCGTGGTGGCCACCAGTGTAGGCTGTGACTTTTGGCATCAGGAACCTGTCTCTTGGTAGAACTTTGGATTATGATACTTATCTGAATAATCCAGCATTGTTACAATAGAGTGCTTTATTCCAGATTCTACTGGCAATGACTTGTGAGGATACATATAGTTGGATGGGAAGATAAAAAGATCTCCAGCTCTTGGCTTTACCTTTAGACCCTGTAGCCTAAACTCTAACTCCCCGCCAGTGTAGTTGTCATTTGGGTACGCAACTAAAGAGACAACACAGTTATAGGAATATCCATTGTCAGAATGCTCTTGAAAGTGCTGTCCTGGACCATACTTTACGAAGTTCATTGCTTCCCAGTAACGAAGCTCTCCAACATTAAACCGTCTTGAGTAATCTTTTACTGCTGCGATTTCTTTGTCATAAACATCTTGCCACAACTGCTGGAGCTTTTGAGATGCTGGAGACGGATCATGCATAATATCTGTTTTCTTATACTTGAAATCCCAACAGTCACGGTATTCTGGCATCTTAGTGCCATACCCCACCATTGCTTCCATATAGTTATAATAGTTTGTCTTATCGTCTAGAACTTCTTCAAGCCTATTTATGATATTCATGTCTGTAGGAAGCACATCGTGGTAAACAAATATACCAGGTGACAGCTCCTCTACAGATGACCAGGTTTGTTCGTTAATCGTGTAGTACTCGTTAATTCTTTTAGCAATGTCTTCGACGTTTTCCATTTTCCACCAATCAGTAAGTTATCTTATTAGGATCTTCTTGTCTATACGGGTGATATCTTAGACCACCACGATCGTTATAGTCTGTCATAACTACAACGGAATACTTTGTGCCACTTTTCATTGGCAATGAGGCATGTTCATAAATATATGTAGATGGGAATACCGCAATATCTCCTGGCTTCGGTTTAATTGTTAAATCAAATCTTGGAAAGTACAGCTCCCCACCTTCATAGTCATCATTTAGGTATGCTACAACTGAGACAGTTGTTACATATGCTGGGCCATGATCTGCGTGTATGTTAAAGTGTTTTCCTGCACCCTCATATTTAACAAAGTTAAAGGCCTCGTAATAAGATATTCCTACGCCCCAGTATTCACCATAGTCTTGAACGTTTGGGTGAATTGCCTGAAAAGCTTTTTCATGCATATCATAAAGTTCTGAGTTTTCTGGATTTCTTGGGCCATACGCAGTTGTATTAATCTTAAAGTCTACGCAATCCCTTGCATCAGAAAGAACTGCATCTGACTCTGTCACCATGGCTCCGTGCCACTTATAGACGCTGCTTGTGCTATTTGTAAGCTTTGATTCTAGAGTTTCTATAATGCTTTTACAGTCATTTAAAGAAATGGCGTTATTGTAAATGTTTATTCCAAGTGCTGGATTTGACACTGATACCCCACGGACAGTAGTCCTGTCTGGCATTCTGTTTGAATATGTTTCAGATCTATCTTTGGTAAGCCAAGGATTTACTAGTTTTTGCTGTTCCATATAGCAATTATATCATAGCCATCAAAATAGAAAAACTGCAAGCCAGTTTTGACTTGCAGCCTTCTATTTCTACTCTAGATTAGCAGCGAGGTGGACATCCGCCAACAAATCTTGGGAAGAATGGGAAGAACGGTGGGAAGAATGGGCCAAATCTAGGGAAGAATGGTGGGAAGAACGGTGGGAAGAATGGGAAGAACGGTGGGAAGAATGGTGGGAAGAACGGGAAGAACGGGAAGAATGGTGGGAAGAACGGTGGGAAGAATGGGAAGAACGGTGGGAAGAATGGTGGGAAGAACGGTGGGAAGAACGGAGGGAAGAACGGGAAGAATGGGAAGAACGGTGGGAAAAATGGCGGGAAGAATGGTGGGGTAGTTGTAACTTGACCAGAATAATCAGAAAACTCTCCGTCTCCGTTAGCATTTGTTGCACGAACACGGTAAGACTGAGAGGTTGAACCTTCCTGCTGAACAGTAACAGAAGTGCTTGTAGTAGAGCCACTCTTGTTGTCATTACTTTCCCAGAAATAGGAAGTAATTGCCTTTCCTCCGTTATTTGGCTCTGTCCAGCTAACGCTATCCTGGTCTACCTGTGCAGTAGCGGTTGGTGCTGATGGCTTTGCTGGAACGGTAGTAGCAGTAACGCTAACAGAAGAAGATGCTGGAGAAGTTCCAGCAGCATTGGTGGCAGTAACACTAATTGAATAAGAAATATTAGAAGAAAGGCCTGTAACTGTAATTGGGGAAGAAGAACCTGTAGCAGTTCTTGTGGTCTGACCAGAGGCTGTGGCGGTAACTGTGTAAGAAGTTGCAGCAGGAGATTCTACTGGAAGCTCAAAAGAAACAGAGGCGGCACCGTCGTTAAACGGTCTGTTTGTTCCTACGTCAGTTGCAGAAACATTGATAGGAGCTTTTGGCTCTAAAAAGTCATTCTGTTGTGACGATCTTCCGCCAGCTTCTTTCTTTGCCATGTAGACTCTCCTTCTTTAAAGACTCTTTAATTATAATGTATTTTTTAAAATCCCATATTTAGGTGTTTGCCATTAAATATAGGATCTTAATTGTTTTTAGGCCTTTAGGTCTCCATAAACAATCCAGCTGTTCTCTGAACGCTTTAGAATCGTTGCAGATGACCACTGTGTTCTAAGCTTAAGGCCTGGTGTTGAGTTTACAGTAACACCGTTAGCACCAGCAATTGTAACCTCACCTGTACCAGTTCCAAGAATGTCCATAGACGCACCTACTGGCCAAGCCAGGGCAGCGTTTGTTGGAATCGTAAATGTGGTTGCTGAAGATGAATTCATCTCTACAATTCCATCTCTTAGGTCTAGGTCATCTAGAGTATAGCTTGAAGTTTTCTCTACAAACTCGGTAAGTGATGGAACACCTGCCTTAGTCTGAGTACCATCTGCAAAGACAACGCCTACTGCTTTTAGGTTGTTAACTTCAAGGTCATCTAAGCTACCCTCAGAAAAGTCTACTGTTGTTGCTGGCTCAGTAGTTACACCTTTAAATAGCTTCCAGCGGTTATCAGATACGTCACGAACGATACCTGCGTGTTTTGCAGAACCATCATTGTAGCCAACTACAAGACCGAGGTCTACTGTATTTGCTGCATTCTCGTGAGCAAGCTGAACTAGGTTATCTTCAATTGTGATGCTTGTTGCAGATGCCGAGAAGTTTGTACCATTTACAGTTAAGTCTCCATCTACTATGATATTTCCGCTAAAAGTAGCTCCCGAAAGATCTGCCTTTAAGTCCAAAGCTGCCTGAGTTGCAGTTGATACTGGCTTATCAATGTCGGCTGTGTTGTCAACATTTCCTAGGCCAACCATTCCTGGGGTTAGACCAGTAGGCGTTCCAGTAAAGGTTGGGCTATTTAGAGTAGGGGCATTGCTAGGTGCCTTTTCATCTAGCTGGTCTTGAACATTTGAAGTTACAGTGGCCAGATATCCTAGCTCTGTAGAAGATAGGTTTCCAATAGAGGTGTCTGATGGAAGAACAACAGTGCCCGAAAAGCTTGGGCTGTTTATTGGGGCATATGTTGTAGATGCAATTCCAGAGTCTAGCTTTGCGTCAATTTGTCCCTGAATTGATGAAGTAACTCCAGTCAAGTATCCAATTTCAGTTCCTGTTGTACTTCCAAGAGTCGAGACAATTGTATCTATGTCTGAGCCGTGACCAGTAACAGTAGTGCTTAGATTGTTAAGGGCAGTCTCATTATCGGACACTGTAGTTGTAAGGTTGGAGATATTGGTAACTGCAGCATCTAGCTCTGATTCAAGAGTTGAAATATTATTAGTTGCAGTTGTTAATGTTCCCTGAACAGTGCTCAAGTCATCAGTAAGATTTGAAATATCAGACGTGTTTGATGAAACAGCTGTGGTCAGTGATCCAAGATCGGTCTCTATAGATGAGATTTGAGTATTAGTATTTGTCTCAACTGTCTGTAGTGATGATGCCAAACCTTGTACGGTAACCTCAAGATTGTCAATGTTTTCCTGGGTATTGGCAATATTTTCCTGGGTATCTGTTGTTAGTGTACCTATCTCATTGTCTACATAAGACTTGGTTGCCAGAACGCCTGTATCAGCAGCAAAAGTATTGCCATTAAGGGTTATTCCTAGTCCAGCAATGTATGTCCCTGCACCAGAGAACTGGGTAAACTCAATAGGGTCAGTTCCGATAGCTCCAACGGTGGCGGTCTGAACCCATCCAGTACTTCCATTAACGGTTCCGCCAGACACAAACACAAAGTCGCCAGCATCGATTTCTGCAGGTGAGTTGTAGTCTGGTGCTCTATTGGTTGAATAGTTTGTTCCGCCCATGGACTGAAGAACAAAGATACCATTTTGTGAGGGATCTGTTTGATCCTTTACAAGAATTCTCATGCCATCAAAGGTTGTAACACCATCAATGCTTGGAATATTAGATCCAGAAGAAATGAGAATATTTCCAGTTGTAGCGGCAGCTACAGACTCGTGAATGTGAAGGTTGGAAGCTACACCATCAACATATTCTTTAGTGGCAGCCTCAAGAGCTTGAGTTGGGTTTGCATTAAGAATAACAGAGCCAGTAAATACTGCTCCGTCTCCACGTGCGTAGTCTCCTAGCTGAGTATCAGTATAGTCTTTGGACTCTGTTACTGCATCCTCAACGCTTTGCTGAATATTTGTAAAAAAGTTAGGGTCGTCGCCAATGGCGTCTGCTAGCTCTGAAAGAGTGTTTAGATCTTCTGGAGCAAGGCCAATTACATCCTGAACAGCCTGGTCAACATATGCAAGCTGGCTAGCTGGTACCTGACCGTTGCCATCAAGAGTTGCAACACCATTAGCTGCTGCCCTCTGGGTTAGCGGAATGTAGTCATCGATAGATCCGCCAAGGGTTGTTTCGTTTTGGAAGTAGTCTAGCTGGCTCCAAGTTGCAACGCCATCACCAATCTTAAATGAATTTGTATCGATTTCAAAACCGATTTCACCAGGTCCTAGTACTGGATTAGCATCCGTCCACTGTTCTGCGGTACCACGACGCTGCTGCATTCTAATAGCCATAAAGAACTCCTCGTTTAAGCTTATGTTAAATTATACATACAATTTTAATTAAAATTGTCTACTGCTATGCCACCATTATAAGTATCTGCCCAGTCAATAGTGTTTGGTGATCCACCATCGGCTGCGGTTCCTTGAGGCTGGTTAAATGTACCAGCATCAACAAATCTAGTTACGATCAATCCATTTCCATCAATAGATGTGTCATGAATGTGATCTGGGATATTGAGGGTATCGTCGATTGTTGCAATTGTTCTCCAAGTGCCCTCATAAAAAATATTTACTCTTTCAACAATAGTGTCAAACCATAGCAATCCATTTGAAGGATTTTCTGGTGGCATAGAGCCAGATTGCATATTGCCAGAAATAGAGTCTACGTACTCTTTTGTAGCTAAATGTCCAGGCAGAGTAGGGCTGGCCGCAGAAACACGTCCACCAAATAAACCGTCACCAGCTACTTGAATTCCGTGTTTGACTTTAAAGTCTTTATTTACTGCGGTCATCCTACTACTCCCTGTTTTTTAATAGTTATACCAGTAATGTTCCCATTACCTTGATTGTTGAGCCGTTATTTGTTGGGGTAACAAGAAGCCTTACGTTACCGTTGCTTACATCAGCAGTAATTGCTGACGCAGAGCCATTAGTTCCAACAACAGCGTACTCTGTAATCGCAATGTTGTCTGAAGAGTCAAGGGTCAAGAGAACCTCTGATACCTCAGTGTGTGATCCGTGTGCAACCTTTACTAGGAACTTTGCTGATCTGTAGTCTGCAGCTGCAAAGCTGTAGGCAACAACGCTTTGGGCGGCATCTCCAGAAGAAGCTGCTGCAACCTGAGTGGCAATTGAATTGATATCAATTTCATCAAAGTTTGGAACTACTGCTTCAAGAGCTGCTACTGCACGAGCGTCAGTAAAGTATAGGTTTGCATTTGGACCAGTGCCTTCAGCAAGATCATTGGTTGTAGAATCAGCTACTCCATTTTCTGCAACAAAGTCAATTTTGTTTGATCCACTGTTGTAGGATACAGAGATGTTTGTCTGAGTTCCACCGTTGATTACGTCTGCAATAGCCGAAACTGCTCGTTCTGGAGTAAAGTACTTGTTTGTAAGTCCTTCCACAAGATCGTCAGTATTAGAATCTGCAACACCATTTTCTGCAGTAATGGTTAGACCATCTTCATTTCCAGTAATGGTAATGTTTGTCTTATTGGCATTTACCAAAAGATCTGCAGCAGATCCTTTTGCACGAGCATCTGTGAAGTATTCGTTAGTAAGGCCTTCTTCGATGTCATCAGTGTTTAGAGCAGAAATTTCCTGATCTGTGTAGAGCTTTGCATCAGCTTCTGCATTATCTGCATAGCCCTGGTAGGCGGTTGTAATCGCATTTTCACGCTGATCTGTGTATGCCTTTGCATCAACTTCTGCATCGGCTGCATACCCCTGAGCAGCAGCGTCTAGGTCTGAGATTTCTCCGTCAACATAAGACTTAGTTGCTGTAACGGTGTCGTCAATTGCAAACGAGTTTCCATTTAGGACTAGACCAGTACCTGCAACATACTCACCAGCACCAGAGAACTGGTCGAAGTTAATTGTGGATGTGCCTAGAGTAGTCACAGTATTTGTCTGAACCCATCCAGTACTTGCGTAAGTGTTACCTCCAGTTACGAAGGTAAAGTCACCACCCTGAATTTCTGCAGCAGAGTTGTAATCATCTGCACGTACCCAAGCACCAGGCTTGGCTAGATAGATACCATTCTGAGTAGCATTTGACTGATCCTTAACAAGAACACGCTCATCTTCGTTCAGACCTACGCCATCAATTGTTAGCAAGCCACCTGTTGCAAGATCTACGTTTGCAGTTGTTGCAGCAACAGCAGATGCGTGAACGTGTAGTCCCTCTGCAACTGCGTCTACGTACTGCTTTGTAGCTGCACCAAGTGCCTGGGTAGGGTCTCCAGGAAGAATAACATCACCAGTGAAGGTTGCTCCAGCAAGTGGTGCATATAGAGCTGCTGCAGCTGAAGCTGCTGAGCTAATTGCATCTGACTCTGCCTGGTCTGCATAAGCCTTTAGAGAAGTGTCTAGTGCAGTAATTTCGTCATCTGTGTAGGAGTTGGCGGAACCAAGAGTTGCGGTATCTCCAGCGTCTACATAGTTCTTAGTTGTAGCATCTGTACCAGCAGTAGGTGTTCCAAGATCTTCAATCTTGTTACCGTTCATGTCTAGAGCTACTGAAAGGTTGGTTCCAGCTCCCAGTGTCTTGTTTGTAAGTGTCTGAGAATCGCTAGTGCCAACAACAGCTCCAGTTACACCGTGTACCCCAGTTGTAGCAGAGTTGTGTGTTCCAAGCTCAGTGTCGGTATAGGCTTCCGCAGCATCAATTGCTTCGCCCTTAGCGGTAGCAACCTCTGCATCAGTAGCAAAATCGCCATCGATTACAGCTTGAATCTGAACATTTGATGTACCATCAAACAATACTTCACCAGTAACATCACCAGTTAGCTCAATGGTACGAGCAGTTTCAAGTGCTGTTGCTGTATCTGCATTACCAGTAACGTCACCAGCTAGATCTGCTGTAATTGTTCCAGCAGCAAAGTTACCAGAGGCATCACGCTTTACAACTGTGCTTGGTGTGTTATCTGGTGTAGCGGTACCGCCAATGAGATCAATAATGTAATCTTGATCATCTTCCTTTTTAGTCAAAACATCGTAGCCACCAACGGTTGCATTAGCACCTTCGACTACTAGTCCAGACTTAATCTTAAAGTCTTTTACGACTGTTGCCATTTTATATATCTCCTTTTAGTTATGCCTTAAGTCCCATACGAGCGAATCGTACAGTGACTGGCTTAATAGCTGAATCTGGGGTAACAGTTAGTGCAACTGTATTTCCAGCTCTAGAGACAGTAATGGTGCCCATATTCCCATCGTTGTCTATTGTTCCATATTCGTTAACAGAGACATTCTGTCCGTCAACCAATAAAGTAAGTTCTGTGGCGTAGAAGAGGTTGTCCCCCTGTGTGGTCTTTGATATAGAAACAATGTACTTGACCATTCTCCACTGAGTTGCATCAAAAGTATCGATGATTGTTGGATTTTCAATACCAAAAATCTCATTCTCATTGTTTCCAAATGTTCCTAGGTCAGTAGCCTGACCAGCAACGGTGTCAATTAGATCTTCGTAGTCTGCCTGGCTAGGCCTGTCTCCAGTTTCGTATCTGGATTTTACATAGGGGATAGTTACTCTTGCCATGATTATTATTATAAATAGCTTTTTTAAAAATCAGAGAATATAGTTGCTATAACCGATAATTTGTACGCCAATTCCTGGAACATTGTTATTTGAAAATCCAGGAATCTGAATTGATGTAAATCTTACTCGAAATGGTAACTCATCTAAAATCTTTACTCGTCCAGAACCATAAGATATCTTAGATCTAAAACTTCCAACCTCGTAGATCTTTCTAACCTTTTCTGGTTCAACAATCTTTATGGTTGCTTTTGCCACTAGTCAGTTACATCCTCTAGCACAATAACGCTACCCTGGGCAACTGTCCAGACTTTTGCGTCTTGTGGCAACGATAGCTGAATGTCAAAAATGTCGCCTGTTTCTAAAACCTGAGACTGATCAGCTGTAATTGATACTGTAAATTCTCCTGGGCCGTCGTCTGGGGTAACGCTTGGAGTAAGATTCATTATTAGTGTAGCGTCATCAGAGATATCTCCTAATGACAATGAAGTATTAGGTCTCTTAATTTTCATATCAATTGACCAGTCTTGGATAACTAATGGCTGCTTAGCATCATCAACAGCAAATACCCGAAATGCAGCAGTATCCCCTCTTACAAAGGTCCAAGATACGAATGGTGGCTTGTTTCCGACATCGACAAACCTAGAAGAACTTCTTGATACGGCCATAAATAAATTATAACATAATTAAATAATCTTGACAGTTTTACCCAAATAGTGGTATACTTTTAGAACGAGACCCTTAAACAAGGTCTTTTTCCTTTAGGAGGTGCAATTTGAATAAAAAAATTGCAATAGTAGGATCAGTATTAGTTTTGCTTGGTTGCTCCTCAGCAACTACTGCAGAAGAGCGTGTTGTCTCGTCTGCAATTTTTTATGAATCAAAGGCTGCGCCAAATAGCCTAAATGCCCTCTTGGGCAAAGAAGACAGAGTTACCCTGTTAGAAAAAGCTGTCAAAGAACGAATAGAAAAAAGAGAGGCCCAGAAGGCCAAGAATAGAGCAATTATTGAAAATCGGGTAGCTATTAGTAAAAGAACCAAAGAGCTTTCTAACTATGTTGGAAAAACTTGGTATGTTTTTTCTGGGTCTACCCCTGGTGGCTGGGACTGCTCTGGACTGGTTAAATGGTTCTACAAGGGTCTTGGAATTGAGCTTGAGCACTCAGCAACTAAACAAGCCAAATCTGGAATTCGTGTTAAAGAACCAGCAATAGGAGATATAGTTGCCTTTAAGCACTTTAGTTCCAAAAAATATTTCCATGTTGGAATCTATATTGGTGATGGAAAAATTATCCACTCTAGAGAACCTGGAACGGTAACAGCAATATCAGAAATTACTGATAGCTGGTTTGATAGAAGTCATGTTCATTTTGTAAGAATTGTTGAGACGCAGTGAAAATAATATTGCTAGGATTAGTGGCTGGAATTGCCATATCGGCATCTATGTCATTAGGGGAGCCTCACCTATCTACCGACTCACAATCGCTAAAGGTTTCTAATAACAACAACGTATCATTTGAGCGTGGTAGTTACGAAATTGTAAAGGCTAAAATTGACAGAAGCAGTCAGCTATCAAAAAAAGAACTTGAAAAAATTCTTAGAATAGCTGGTTTTGATGACAGCAATATAGATATGGCTATTGCAATTGTTTATTATGAATCTACTTTTAGACCGATGGCACTAAACAGGTCTAGTAACTGCTATGGGCTATTTCAAATTAACATGAGCGGTTCACTTGGAGAAAGCCGTAGGAAAAAGTATGGCCTATCTTCAAACGAAGATCTTTTCAATCCAGTAATTAATGCATCTATTGCATACAAAATGTCTAATGGTGGCAAAAACTGGTCTGCATGGACAACAAGAGATCTTGCAGAGTCAAAAGTAAATAGCTAAACTTCTTCTTTTTCCCACTTGTGTAGTGGACACTCTGCGTGAGCAATAGTTGTTTTTGCCCTCATGAAGCATCCGCACTTCTTACAAGTTTTTGTTGTTTGAATTAACTCTGGGCAGATTTTACAAATATCATATCTTGCCTGAGCAATCTCCTTAGAGACATATTTGGTCTTTGGATTAACTAGGTCCCATGGCCTAGTCTCTCCCAGGTTTTCTTTCCACTGCTCCCACGGCGTTTTAGTCATCTAGTTCGTACCCTGGCCCCTCATCGTGCTGGTGCGGATTAATTGCTGGCTTATATAAGACACCATCAATTATTCTCCAGGAAGGAGAAATGTCTTCAAACTGAGTTACCTCTATAATCTCAGGAGAAGAACGCATTCCAGCAATAACTGGCTCAAAAGTTGGTTCTTCTGGAATTCTCATTGTGTGAAAGATTTCACCATTTACGGCAAATGCAAAGATTTTATCTGTCATAAAATAAATTATATCATTCCTGCCAACATTTAGCAACGTGGTGGACAGCCTGTTGAGAATCTAGGGAAGAATGGGAAGAATGGGAAGAATGGTGGGAAGAATGGACCGAATCTAGGAAAAAACGGTGGGAAAAATGGTGGGAAGAAGGGAGGGAAAAACGGTGGGAAAAATGGTGGGGTAGGGGCTGGACTAGAGCATCCCCTTGTCTGAATTCTTGAAGTTGAAGAACAGTCTGATGAATATGTCGTCATAGACCTATCCTGATAACCGCCAACACAAGAACTCCATGGCCCATAAACCGTTTCACCGCAACATCTAGAATCTGTTTCTTTGTATGTAGTGCAATCAGATCTGGTGCATGTCCTAGTTCCAGATTGCTGTCCTCCAGAGCAATCTGACCAAGTATACGAACCGCATCCTGTTGTGCAACAAGATCTTGTTGTTGTTTCTGTAACAACACTGCAATCGCTTCTTGTACACTGCCTTGTTCCTGTTTGAGTACCGCCAGAGCAGGCTGACCAAGTATATGAACCACAATTAGCAGTGCACGTTGGGGCTGGTGCTACATAACCACATTGTGCAGAAAGGGCAACGCTTTGAGTTGTAGTAGTTGGGGAACATGCCTGAATTTGTGTAGAGCTTGAGCCATCGCTATACTGATATGTTACAGTTCTTTCTCTTGAGTATGTCTCTGTAATAATTAAAGTAGTTCCGCTACAAAACGTTGATGTTGTAAATTGTCCAGTATTAGCGCAAGACCCGTCTATTGTATTTATTAAAATTACTGATGGCTGTGGTGGGGATATATAAGATAAGAAAATGAAACTTATCTCTGTCTCATAACTTATTAATGTTCCAGCATCTACAGATTGGGCAACAACTTTGTTGTCAAGGGCGCTATTGGTTGTTGAAGTTGTTGATGTTTCACCAACAAATACGAGGTTTGAAGATGCTAATGCGCTCTTAGCTTCCTCCCTGGTAAGCCCATAAAGGTCTGGCATAACAACCATACCTTTTGATGAACCAAGTTTAGATAGAAGTCCTAGCATCTCCTACCCCTATGCAGTCAAATCTCCAATTAGATACCAGGTGTTCTCTGCCTTTTTGATTAGCACAGCCTGAGAAAATCTTGATGAAATTTTTCTGTTTCCAAGCTTACTTAGAATAATGACCGTTTGAGCATTTGATGGGGCAAAGGAAGTTTGTCCAGTTCCAGCTTGAATAAATCCAAACTGAGTTCCTACTGGAATGGGATCTTGTGCGTTTGTTGGTATCGTAACTGTATTATTTGTTGAAATATTGATTTCTATTGTTCTTCCAGCGTCTGATGAGGACAGTGTAAAGTTTGATGTTTTTTCTAGCAGGCTTGCGTTGTCACCATAAAGCCTCCAGGATCCATTAAAGTAATACTGAAGCTGGTTTAGGGCATTTCCAGATGCGTTGTTTCTTAAAAAAGAGATTGCTCCATTTTGAGGAGAAGGAATAAGGGAATCTCTTTGTGCGGGGTTATCAAAATTATTTACCCCTAACCTAGAAATTAGTCCACCAGATACAGAAAGGGAATTTGCAAAAGTGTGGCTGCCGCTCCAGTTAAAATCTTGGGCTGTGTCTACAGAACCAGCTATTGGGAACCAGGTATCTGTTTCTTCGTTATAGATATAACCAAGCTTTCCAACTGAACTAATGTTAGACATTACGCAATCTCCTTTGCTACTGCCTGAATAGTGTAACTAGCCGACTGCCCGTCAAAAGTTATCGTCTCTGATGACAAATTTTCAAGAACATAGGTTAGCAAAGATCCTTCTGGTACGGTTACGCTATCAATGTAGTGTATCTGTGGCACAGAAGCTCCATCGAAGTAAAATGATCCGAGAAGTGTTGGTGATTGCCCTGAGTTAATAAATCTTCTTAGGCCAATATTTCCCTGAGCTGACTGAAGAGCTTTTCCAAAAACAAAAGAAACCTCTACTTTTGAATTATCCTTTGTCGTAGTAATTGCTGGAGCTAGAGGAACAAGCGCTCCTGAATTTTGATACCCAAAAATTGGAGCTATACCTAGGCCAGTCGCTGTTGCTGAGTCAAGTCCAACAATGCTGATTGATTGACCAGTAAGATCTACTACGTTAACTGCTCCTGCGGATGAAGAAGATCCAGAGGCCACTGTTTTCCAGGTCTCGTCCGCTTCGTCATAAACTTTAATTGCTTTTGTTACGCTATTTACCCATAAAAGGCCATTCTCTTGAGCTGATGGCTGAGATTCTTGATAATATGCTACAAAAAAGTTTTCATATATTGGTGCATTTGAGGTTGCATCTACCCAAATAGCACCGTCTGCCTTGCTTGAAGGCTCATTTGGAGAATAGACAGAGCCAATTCCTAGTTGCTCTAGCGCTGTAAGCCTTACATTTGCTGCCTGCAGATGCCCAGCAACAGATGCTGGAGCTAGCTGTGAGATATTGGTTGGAACGGTTTTTGTCCCATAGTGAAAAATCTTCAAGGCATCCTGAATATTTGCATTTTCAGTAAGACTTGGTATCTGAGTCGAAAATATCGATCCTATTGATTCTGGCATAGTTATGTAGTCTCCACGACTATTGTATCATAATACTATTAAAACATTGTTATTGGGAATCTTGCTCTGAAGTGTTTCCAATATTTGCAGTTACCGCAATATTCAAAGATCTAATGCCAGTAAGGGGCTGCCAAGAAACTACGGGTAGCGTTGTTTCTGGGTCAATTATAACAGTTGACTCTAATGCGCTAATAAGTACTGGAAGAAATACCGTACCCTGAACTTCGTTAGCAAGAATTGGTCCAAGAGTTACAGAGCTAGATATTGGATTATTTACGATACCGAGACCTGATGGGTTGTTTATTGGATCAAAAAGCTCTGGGTCGTTTTTTGCAAGAATACTATACTGAACGTTAAAATTAGCAGAATCTAGGATTCCTAATTCATCTATAGAGAAGAAGTCGTTCAATGGGAAAATTAGTCCTGGCAGCTTCTGCTCATTTACTGTTCTAACTGCTTGGCCATTCAAAAACTCAACGTCAATATTGGCAATTGCTGTATTTGGAATTAGCCTTAAAATTCTTTCCCAGGTTGCAACACCATTTACATTTTGGTACTGATACAAAAATAGATATTCATTATCTGATGGCTTTAGATTAATATAGAAATCAAAAATTTGTGGTGTTGACTGTGCTGGAAGCGATGCAGAAAGAATGGTGACATTATCATCAGTTGGCTTTCCATCACCAGTAAAGATATAGGTTCCTCTTGAGCCAGGTGGGCCGAAGTCTAGAGACAGGTTTAGTTCTGATGGCCCTCCTAGAACTGACAACTGGTCATTAGAAAATACAACATCTACCATGTTTTATGCCCCAGTTACTTGATCTGTTATTGATAGGTTTCCAGTAAGGAGTGTAAAGACTTTGTTGTATGGCGAATCTGTTTTGTTGATTTCAACGTCATAGACATACTCTCTTGTTGCATCTAGTGCATCGCCATCGTCTGGTCTTATCGCACAAGTAATATGCGTTCTGTCTAGAGAGATTTCGGCATAAGCCTCTACCTTGGTTGGTCGACCATCAATACCTCTCTCAGTAGAGATAGTAAATTTAACACCATTAATTCTGTCATAGCCTTCTAGGCTAAAGCTTTGCCCATTGGTTAGCTTCGGGTAGATCTTAAACTCGTACGTGTCACCACGGTAGTAGTTAATATTAAAATTAGCTGGAAATGCCATAGGATTATTATAGCATGCTACATTACATAAACAGTAAAACTTTTAATCTTTAATAGGCAGTCATAATCTGACCGAATTTCAGTAAAGATTCCGTTTTGTCTTTCGATCATTTTTTCAATGATCATGGCATGTTCTGTTGAGACGCTATATGTGTGGGGATACTTAAAGCTTGCCAAAAAGGTCGACTGCTCCTGCTCATCCATAGTTGATCTGCACCAAAGCTCTGTATTTGGGACAAGGCTCTCGACCTCAAATTCATATACAACCCTGACAATAGAGCCTATATTTAGGCCTTTTAGGTTTATTAGCTTAGAATTCTTGTTGTATAGCGTTCCGCTGCCATCTGGCAGATAGTCTTCTATAAATCTGTCGACATCAACAGAAACCTTGACCCACCCCTCATCACCCTGGTCTGCCCCTAAACGATAAGTCTTTTTGCCAGAGTCGTAATATTTTGCAAATCCTGGGTTTTGGTTGTTTTTAAGGATAAATGGACTGCCATCTTTTCCATCTTTGCCATTCAGGCCTGGCTTTCCATCTTCGCCTTTTGGACCTCTTTCACCCTTGGGACCAACTTCTCCCTTTGGCCCCTGCTCTCCTCTTGGTCCCGCTGGTCCAGGAATAGATATAAAGTTTTCTTGCCTTGGAGCTGAGGTATTTTGAACTAGCTCAGCATATCTATTCTTAGACTCTACTGGAAATGACATATTTTTAGATAGTGCCAATTACAGCTCCTTATTTTTTAACTGGAAAAGACTTTCCGCCAACCTTAATTACTGAGGGTAGATCTTTAGGGGTATTACTTACTCTTACAACTGGCATTATAAGGACCCCGTAGTTACATCACTTAGAACTTTGATAGTTCCGATAAGTGGTGTCCAGATGGAGTTGTCCTCTAGTGTCACCTGCAAGTCAAATGGGAGCTCTGCTACAGTTTTAGTGAATCCAGATCCCCAAAATGCTGTTACTTCTGAAGAAACAATAATATTTACATATCCAGCATGGACATCGACTTCCAGTTCATCCAGGAAGTCTCCTCTGATGTCATAGGCGGTTGCAGCAAAAGACCAAGAAGAAGTGTCAAACTTAGTGACTTCGTCATCTTCTAGGAACTCTACTCTAATAGAGGCACTATCTCCTCTTACGACCTGCCAGGTAATATTGGCTGGGTCAGCACCAAAAATTTCAGGGACACAAAGACTCATAATACTATTATTATACCCCCATATAAAAGAACTAGCATCCAGGATGGTGGGTATGAAGAACAGCCTGAATGCTAGTTAGTTAAATTATAACATATAGATAACATTGGCATAAAAAACACTATATATAGTAGTTACCAAATTGTTATGAAATCTTTATAAAAACGTAATAGAAAATATCGTTTGTTTCTGTTATAATCTTATATATATAATATATATAAATATATATAATATATAAATATTAAGTATATATTAATAATTAATATATAATAATCGGTTTTCTACTTTTTGTCAAAATGATTTAGAAGTGCTTCAAAAAGCTTATCAATTTTTTCTTCTAATCTATAACTATCTTTTTTTAGATCCGTTACTTCTTGGTTAATTTTTTTAATGTCTTTTCTTAGATCTTCGTGGTCTTTTTCCATTCTGCTAACCTGGTCCTTTATGCTTGAACCTCCATTAGGCCTTAGTTCCTTGGCCACACTTGTGATCTCGTCTTTAATGTAGACAGTAAATTTCTTGTGAACCTGGTAGGCTATTGAGGACGCCAGCGTAATCAGGGTTAGGATACCGACAGTTAGGGGTACGTAGTTTTCTAGCCATTCAACAAGGGTCATATCTATAATTATATTGTTTTTTTTAACATTTTTGCTCATGTTATAATTTATTTAGGAGGGTTCATGTCAGTTCAAATATTCGATAACTACATTTCAGGCGAACAAGCAAAAATAATAATTGATGGCTTGTCCCCTTACCTGGTAAAGAGTGATCGTATCGGGATGTCTGAAGCTCAGTACGAAGATCCGACAAAAGCTCTCTTTAATATTTATGACGGTAAGCCAATTATCGACAACGAAGAGTCGCTAGACGCTGCAACTCTTTTTACGGAAATAGTAAATGATGTCGCAAAAGAGATCAGCAAATTTTATAATGTAGAGGCTGTGGTTGCAAGTTCGATTTTTGCAGAGGTTGCCGAAGGTGGGTTCAACGGACTTCATTGCGATAGCGTGATGCTGGATGGAACTCCGTGGGACGATAATAATGAAGCGCTGGATAATCTTGAGTTCTCGGCACTAGTATATTTGAATACTTCGGGAGTAGATTACGAAGGCGGTCAAATCGAATTTCCAAATCAAAAGATCAGGGTAACGCCAGAAGCTGGGAAGATGGTTTTCTTTCGGGGCGATATTGATCACCCACATGAAGTCTTCGAAGTAACCGCAGGTAAAAGATATACGCTGGTTTTGTTTTATGGCAGGGCCAGTGAAGTCAAGCAATATCAGCGATTTTTGTCGGAGCGAGATTTCGGCGGTATATAGAGATACCATAACCACTATACAGTAAAACCCTGTAATATGGTTACTTGCACTAAAAAGCCTGACATGCTATAATATTTAAACAAGGTGGGTTATATGTCTGATGATGTACGATTTATAGACCTTTTCGATCCTAATCAGCCTAGGAGCGATAAAGAGCTTATCGAGTACAGGCTCAGTATCTGTAATCAATGTCCCTGGTTTAATAAGCGCCTAGTTAAGTGCAAACAATGTGGGTGCTTCATGAAACTAAAAAGTACGCTAAAACAAGCTAAATGTCCAATAGATAGGTGGTAAAAGTGACTAGAGAAGAAGTTGTACAGAAGATGGTTGAAATCGCAGAAGCGTTTAACCTACAGGCTATTCAGGGTGCTGGTCTACCAGAGACTCAGATTGAGGAAATGGTTGCACAGGTTAGGCCACAGTTGTATACAATCCAAGGCGAGATTTATGATACCCTCGTCGAAGATGGAGTTATTCAGTAATTCTTATTAAGATGGATTCTGTGGAGTCTTGCAAGGACACTTGTCATTACAGCCACATGCCATCTTGTGCTTAATAATCAACATGATATTATTATAATCTATGATAGTAAAAGATCTTTCTAAGGATATTCTATATATCGAAAATGTCTTTGAACGTGCCCAGGACTTTGTCGATGCTATAGAGAGATTCGATTCAGATACCCAAGTTCATCCTGTTATTCCAGCTTGGAGAGATTGGTATGACGGTGTTCCGTACCAGGATGAAGATGGTGTATGGCAGGTTAACTATCATGATGCCCCCAAAGGAAAGCAAAAGCTATTTGATTGGAACATATCAGCTACTAACAATTATAGGGTGTGGCCACTTCCAGAAGATGATCTTGGAGACTATGCCCACAAGATAGCAAATCCAGTTATTCATTTAATTCACGAACCATATCTAAAGGTCCTAGATATTTGGTATGAGAAGACTGGACACAAGAAGCTAGATTATGTCTCTAAAAACTATACCCTGAAAAAATATAATACTGGTGGCTCTATAGGCACTCATATTGATAAGAATGATCAAGATCCAGGAAGCACCATGGACTATACCGTTCTTTTTTATCTAACAGATAACTATGAAGGTGGAGAGATAGAGTTTACAGAAGCAAATATAACTCTAAAGCCTGCAGCTGGAAGTGCTTTGATATTTAAAACCACAGAGCCCCATATGGCATATGAAGTAAGAGAAGGAGATAAATACTTTATCTTCATGTATATTCACACAGAGTTTGGACATTCCACCAGTTTGTATGAAGACTTTGTTGCCCTCAATAATTCTATTTCAGAATATAGGAAAAACCTAAATTCATAAAAATCTGAATATTTTTTAAATATGTACGATACACGATCACGCTAAAAAACACCAAATTACTAGAGCGCACACCACACCCCGTACGACCCATGTTATAAAAATGTTATAAGACACTACGGCGTGTCTCCCCTAAAATGTCGTAGGGTGGTGCTAATGTATAAGTAGTTAGAAAGGATAAATAAATGAACATAATGGAAATTAGAAAGAACGGAATTGGTTCTAACTTTTCTGTAATCAACCCAGAGGACGGATACCGCAAGGACAACCGCCTATGGTTCGGAACTTGTAGCGAGTGTGGTGAGAGCGTCACCAACTCAAGCCTAAAGGGTTCTTGGGTTCACTCTATTCACTCTCTAACAGAATACGCCCCTGGTAAGTTTGTGAACTCTTATCGTGATTCTGAGGTGTGTCCTAACGCATAAATGTCGTAGGGTTATGCTAGTATCTAAATAGAAAGGATAAATAAATGAGATACCAAAACAAATACTACCAGCCAGTAGATAGCCTAACACGCTACGCTAAGGTAAACCTGCTAAACCTTCAGGCAGTAGAAGAACAAATAGACTTGCTAATCTCAATTAGTGATGACCCTAGTTGGGAAACTATCAAAGAGGTAGAAGGTCTAATCAAAGTAGCAAAATCACTTGGAACTAAGAGGAGTTGGTAATTGTGATAACCCTAACCTTTGAAACTTGGGAAGAGTTTGATAACGCTATTGGTTCTATTGTAGCTTTGGAGACTGCTATCGCTACCCCCAGCGAATAGCAAAAGTTTTCTAAAACACGGCGTGTCGTATTGACAATGTCGCCCATCTGGGCTCGGGCCCCCCAATATCTAGTAGTCCTAATTAAGTTAAGACACTAGATCTAGATCTCCCAGAATTATAACAAAATGATAACAAGTATCACGACACACCCCTAAATGTCCCCAAAATGTCGTAGGGTCGTGATAGGTTTTTAGTAGTTAGAAAGAAGGAATAAATGAGTAGAAGAATGTGGCGTAAAACTGAATGTAAAGGCTGTGGCTATGTCCAAGAAACAAGCACTAGCTACTACCTAGACCGCAAGCAGTGGGACGCAAACCACCTGCCCTATCACTACAGCGTGTTGCCCAAGAAAATGTCTGAGGGTTATGCTAAGTTAGAACTATCAACGAAAGGAAACTAAATAAATGACTGAACAGATTTGCGTATTTTGTATGAACCTAGTCAATGACTATGTTTGTTTTGAGTGTGATGACTACAAGGGTCTAATGCCACTAAAAGAGGCAGAGGCTTACTTGGGTGAGGATTTCCCAGAGGAATACCGCCAACCAATGTCTATCTATGGACAAAACCTAATCTGGCAATAATGTCAGACCCCTATGCTAGATTTGTAAAAACGAAAGGATAAATAAATGGCTTACAACAGAGAATCACACGAACTACTAGACTCAGCACTAGAGGTTCTAAAGACTAAGGCTCAATACCCTTATGCCAGAATGGTTGGATACCTAATGCCTAATGTGCCACTAGAAGATGCTAAGCGTATCGCAGAACTAATCCTAGAGTGGGAGGGCGACAAGTGAGTCTGTCAGTAGAAGAACTAGAAACCCTAATTTTCCAAATTGACCTAATGCTCTCAGAAGATAAAATGTCTGAAGGTGTTGGTAGTCTTTTTACAACTAGAGAGGATAACTAAATGATTTTCTATAACGGATTCAATCTAATGGTTGATTTGATTTTGGTTGCTGTTGTGTATGTAATTGCTCACGGCATTGGATACCGCAAAGCCAAAGACTTTTTTCAGCCCCCGTTCTAACGGCGTGTCGCCTTGACAAAGTGTCAGGGTGGCGGCCGAGCCCTGGATCAGATCGGGCCCCAATTTGTTTACGAATATTTTTACGACACTCCCAGAAAATCTCCCAATAAATGTCAGAGGGTAGATGTATAATAAAGCTATGAAACTAGGAAAAGCTAATGAATCAAGACGCAAGGCGGAAAGTAAAGAACTATTCCGCAACTTACTAAAAGCTCCTCACCTAGTTTCTACACCAGAAAAATACAAGGGAAGTCGTCAGTCTAACAATACTAAGGCTATTAGAGAAAGTAAGGCAGATGAGTAATTATAACTGTTGGGACTGTAATAAGCTAACTAGACACTTATTCGAATACAGAACAATAAATGTCTGTGCCTCATGTTATGCTATTAGAGTTGGACACCCCTCAGCAAGAAAGTTGGTAAAGTAATGGGAAGCTTACAAGCAAGCGAATTCGCTCAAATGGATGTTGATATTGAAACTGCCTTGGCGTGGCACTTGAAGGGTAATCACTATCCACCAATTCCTAGCTCAATGATACAACCATGTATAGAGGCTATTGACGCTTATTGGGAAGAGGACTACAACAGACTAATCCAATTGCCAATTGATGGCGTAGACCGTAATGGAGAGCCGTTCCAAATTAGATGGCGTGATGGCTCAGACAAGGCTCCCGCTTGGGCCCTAGTTGAACACGCTCACCTTGACGCTTGGCTACCTGAAATAGAATAAATGTCAGACGTAGTCTGTATAATTATCTAAGAAAGGACCCCTATGCCCCTAATACGTTCAAAAGATAGAAAGGTTACAAATGCGGTATCTCCGAATGGTAAGTCGCCCACTATTGCTAACACCTTTGGGCTTCCGTCTGGTAAAGCGTTTTCCTGCCCTGGAGCAACTAGTGTATGCGAGAAAATCTGCTATGCGGGTAAACTAGAGAAAATCTATAAAGGCGTCAAGGACGTCCTTCTAACCAATTGGGACCTGCTACGTAATGCAGACCAATTGGAAATGGAAGCGCTATTGTTCCAAATGATAGATGAGTTTGATAAAGACTGTAACAAGCGCAATGCAGAAAAGCTGTTTCGAATTCACTGGGACGGTGACTTCTTCAATGAGACTTATACTCACGCTTGGAAGAATGTAATCCTTGCATTCCCTTCCATTCAATTCTGGGTATACACCCGTTCAGACTTTGCGGTACCTATCCTTAGCGATGTTTCTAACTTATCACTGTACTTCTCAACTGATGATGATAACTGGCAGCTGGCTAGTGAGTTGAAGAAAGCCAATGGCGTTAAGCTTGCATACCTTGCTCAAAATTTTGCAATGGGTAAAGAGCGGATGTTGTCTATCACGCCTAAGTCTGCAATTCCTTGCCCTGAGAATGCGAAGAAACTTCCGCTAATCAGTGACAAGGGTTCCGCCTGCGTTACTTGCGGACAGTGTGTTTTTGCACGTAATGACATTTTGTTTAGCGCTAGTAAAAAGTAAGGGGATGAGGTAAAATATATCATGGACACTTTCTACATTCTATTGATTTTATTTCTCATGGCCCTGCTACTAGTTTCTAATAATAGAAAATAGAATCATGCTATAGGGGCATGTTAACCTAGGGATCTTGTTATATCCTTTCTTAGGTCCCTGGCGTCCTGGCCACGACGATAAACTGGCCACATTTCGGCCCGAGCCGCTTTATAACAAAATGGTAACAAGTTTACGACACGTCTCAAAAATGTCCTAGGTATGATGTATAGTAATACTACCTAAAAAGAAAGTAGAGTATGGGAACTAGAGGAATCACAGAAGTAGTTTACAATGGTGAAATTGTTGTTAGCCAGTATGGTCAATGGGACCACTACCCAAGCGGTCAGGGTATCACAGCGTTCAAGTTTCTACGCAGTCAAGAAAACATTGACAACCTAAAGAAAAATCTTGCCCTAGTCTATGTTCCAAGTGATGACGAATACAAAGCTATTGTAAGCAAGTATTCTGATGAGCGTGGAATGATGACTATGGAACAGGGTGATGAGTTCAACAAGATGTATCCAAGTCTAACCAGAGATACTGGTGCTGGTATCCTTGAGATTATTGCTAACGCAACTGAATCAGTCCCACTATTTTTGGACCTAGAGTTCAAAGATGACAGACTATTCTGTGAAGGTGTTTATACAATCAACTTAGATGACAACACTTTCACAACTAGATACAATCGCTACGAAAATGACAATGATGAAGATGTTTATACTTTATCTTTTGAGCAGATTCTTTACACGGGTGAAGATGACTATCTTGAAAGAGCAAAGTGTGGAGTCTATCAGTATCAAAAGTCTGAGGCTTTAGCCTAACAAGATACCCTGCCAGCTTGACAAACTGGCGGGGATCTGCTCGGCCCCAAAACTAGGCGTTTGTCAAGTTTACGATTATAACAATTTTTCCCCTGAATTGTTATAAATAACTTGGGCGTGGCTCTTGATAATGTCGGAGGTATGCCCTATAATTTAGGAGTAGCAAAAACGACTACTAAATAGAAAAATCCTAGTGGAAAGACTAGGTGAAAGGAAGCAAAATGGCAAATGTAATTGCCCCCGTTGTTGGCTCACAATACACTACTCAGAAATCAGGCGTTTCTGGGATTGTTCAGGAAGTTGTCGCAAACAAGACTGGAACTTTCCGTGTCCGTCTTGATGTAAATGGGCAGCCTCGCTGGACTACTATCAAGTAATAAATTAGTTTGAGGGGGTAGAGTTATTTATCCTTTCGCTACCCCCTCTCCTAAAATGTCTGACCCTGCCCCTATAATGTAATTACCCCAAATAGAAAGTAGAAACAAATGGCTAGAACCCTGTCCGTAAAAGTTCCAACAAGCAAACTAATCGCAGACATTGAGCAGTCTATCGCTAAGATTGACGCAGACATTGAGGCGTATTCTGGATTGCGTAAGAAGTATGAAGCAGACATCAAGCAGTATGAGAAAGACCTTATTGCTTATGCTGTAAAGGCACTACAAGACCCAAACAATGTTGGCACAGACCACAACTCTCTAATTCGTGTATCAACCAACAACTACCGCAACTCTGTATCTGTTGATTTTGATACTGAGGGTCTTGGTTTCCCAAAGAAGCCAGAAGAGCCAGCAAGACCAAATGAGAAGACCTACTTTGGTAGGGACTACACCACACGCAAGGAAATCCTAGAGAAGAACCTGCGTATTCTAAAGATGACCTCTCAAGAGGAAGTATCAGCAAGTTCTTACTCTGCTGTGATTGACCTAATCTAATTAGGGAAACGACCTGAGCAAGTCGCTAAACTGCTCTCCCCTTGGCACAAATACTGCGTGATCTGATCACCCAAAGCTGAAGCCAGGGGGATCTTCCCGTTTTTGGCTCGGGCCGCCGTTACCAAATTGTTATTTTAAGAAGTCTAATTATTTTGCCCCAGATTCTTGACAATGTCAGAGGGTGGCTGTAAAATAGTCTCAACAAACAAATAACTAATAACCCTAATAGAAAGTAGAAAAATGGCACATTTGCTAGAACAGTCCGCAACAGGCGAAACCGCTTTTGCTTCTTTTCGTGAGCCAGCTTGGCACCAGCTAGGCACAGTTTTCAATGAGGAAGTCTCAACTAACAAGATGTTGAAACTCGCACACCTTGACAACTGGAATGTTCGCTTGGAAGATGTAGCAATTCCAAATGGTTTTGAGAGTGACAAGAATTATTTCTTCGTGACTAGAACTAACCCATTCAACAAGCAACAGAATGATGTTCTTGGCGTTGTTGGTGAAAGATACAATGTTCTTCAGAATGAAGACTTGTTTGATTTTGGTGATGCCCTGCTGGACGGCGGTCGCTGGGAGACTGCTGGTTCTATCAAGAACGGCAGACAGGTTTTCGGTTCTCTTGCTCTTGAGCGTGAAACAGTTCTTGACCCTAACGGCGTTTCAGATGTTGTGAAGTCTTATTTGCTAATCAACACTAGCCACGACGGCTCAGTTGCTATTCAGGCTTCTATCACACCTGTTCGTGTTGTATGTGCTAACACTCTAAACCTTGCTCTTGGTAAAGGCAACAGAGGTGTCAAGCAGTCTTTCAAGATTCGCCACACCCAAACCGCTTCAGGCAAAGTTGCTCAGGCTCGTGAGGCTCTTGGTCTTGCTAATAAGTATCTTGATGAGTTTGACAAGCTTGCTCAGTCTATGATTGAAAAAGAATTGACTAAGGCTCAGTTTGACAAGATTGTTGAGCTGGCTTACCCAAAGCCAGACAAAGATACCAAAGGTGCTGTCAAGAAGTGGGAAAACAAAACAGACATTCTTCAGAGTATCTATGTTGGTTCAACTAACGGAATGATTGCTGGAACTGCTTGGGGTGCTTTCAATGCTCTAACTGAGAGACTAGACTGGTATCGCACTGCTAGAGGTGGCTCTAACGAATCTATTCTAGCAGCTGCTTCTGGTTTTGACCCTGTGACTACCGCAGAAAAAAACAGACTGCTTCAGTTGGTCTTGGCTAACAGCTAACCAAAAGTCCTGGGCATGACCAAAAACTGCCCTCCATTCACACTTGACAAGATCGCAATTTTCGGGCCGAGCGCCTAAAGTAAAATTAGTTAATAAAAAATACCAATTACGAAGTGGTAAATAATTTCCCAGAAATCTTGATAATGTCAGAGGCAACCACTATAATGTAACTACCCTAAAAGAAAGTAGACAAATGCCCAAATACTATGTAAAGATGCGTATTGACTTTGCTGGAGAAATTGAAGCAGAATCTAAAGAGGCAGCAGAAGACCTAGCTTGGACTAGCTGGGGTGATTCAATGGACAATGAAATAACCTATGATGGTGTTTATGACATTGACGTTGAGGAAATTGAGGATGACGAGGAAGACGAGGAATAAATGTCCTACCCTAGTGTTATAGTGGATACTATGAATGCCCCTGTTGAATGCCCCAATCACAATGGTTCTTTTGACTGTAATCCTTTTTGTCGTTTGTGTGAGGGAAACCAGGAAACAACTCTAGACGAAATGCTATACCAAGCAGATTCAGTATCGTTTGATGGTTGTCACAAAATCTATCTAAACATGGACGCCAAGCAGACTGAGAAGATGGTTGGCTATGGTTATGACAAGACTATTAGTGATACACCTGCTGCCATGAAAGACCTAGTCTTTTCTTGGTATGAAGATTCTTGTAGTCTCAGATTCATTGACGCTGTATTTACTGATGACGACGAGACTGACAAGTTTATTACTGTTATTGGACAATTCTTTGGAGAGGACGAAGACGAATGAAAGAGTGGACTCAGTTCATAAACAAGACTGACAAGAATGAGTTTGAGACTTTGCTAGCAGACATAATGTCAGAGGCTCTTGCTAAAATAGACTCTATCCCTGATGAAGAATTAGAAAGGCTAGTTGACTGTGAGTAGTCCTATGAAAAAGTATGTAGTTACTTATACCGCTGAGTATGTGGTAGAAGCTCTTGACGAAGAAGAAGCTATTGACCAAGCGATAGAGATACACTTTGAATTACCTGACGGAAGCTGGGAGGCAACTCTTGAAAACTAATGAAGAAATCATTGAGTATCTTACTAAAGACATTCAAGAGCTAATGCCTGAGAGAGAGTCTCTTGACATCAACGATTCCTATGGCGACTACCTTGATGGCATCATTGGTAGAAGCCAGTCTGTCCTAAGAATGATGGGTGTTCCAGAAGTTCTTATCCCGCAGAATGGAGACTGCTAATGTATAGCAAGATTTGGACTGTTGAGAAAGATGGAGAACACGTTCCGATTGTCTTTGTTACAAAGAAAGACGCTGTGGAGTGGATAGCAGAAAAAGAGAATCCAGATAAGTACACATACTACAAGGAGACAGATAAGTAATGGCTGTATCAGAGATGGAACAGATTGGCTATGAGCAGGGTATGGTTGATACCCTTGCTTATGTAGAAAGAACAATAACAAAAGCTATGGACAATCCTGCGATGGACATCTTGACACCACGACAGGTACTGGGTATACTATTGGCATCTATCAGAATACAAGAAGAGGACGAATAAATGGCTTGGGTAACTAACGATGGTGAATACAATGGCTCTTCCCTTGTGTTGGAGTTTGACTTCAATGCCCTCAACGAACAGCAGTGGTCTAACCTAGAGGACATGTCTTCTATGGACAGGCTTGACTATGTTGAGGCTATCCTTGCTGGAGATGACGACAAAGTTCGTCACATTGAGCTTGATAACTTTACAGAGGAGTGGGGTCTGGAGTAATCCAGGCCTTACGGCCTCGGGCCATCTTAATATAAACTGTTTAACCCCAAAAAACCTTTACGATCCTTTGAAAAATTTTCCCAGATCTATTGACAATGTCGTAGGGTTAGTGTATAGTAATAGCTAGTAGGAAGGAAACCCAATGAGACAATCTGTCATGGTAAATAAAATTGATACTGATAAGCTAACCAAGCTGTTGTATTGGAAGGCTGTTGAGGTTGGATCTGATTCAAGACCTGAAGGTGAATCAATGGTTGTTGTCAATACCCCAAAAGGTTTAGCTACCGTATGCCATGAAGGCGTTGGATGGTGGAAGAATGACGACAACAAGTACCTTGTAGGTGGCTACATTGGATACAGCAACCCTACGTACTACATCACAGAAGATGAATTACTATCCTGTTTGTCAGATGAGATGGTAGATCTAGCAAGTTTTATAAATACCTTTGGGGATAGGCTAGAGAACAACTACAGCTTATGGTACCACCAGGTAAAGGACACCCCACAAAATGTCAGTGGGTTGGCGTATAATCATTAAGAAAGGAAAGTAGATGCCCCTCTATAAAATACAACGAGAGTACACCAACTGGGAAGAGATTACAGTTGAGGCTGATTCAGAAGACCAGGCACTGGAGCTGGCTGAGGATGAAGATACATGGGAGTATGCATATGATGTTAACTCATATAATTACACAGGCGAGACATGGATTGAGGAACAGTAATGGCAAAGCACGTACACTACTATAGCTATGGCGCTTGCACCTGGTGTGGCAAGAAGGTCAACAAAGGCCTTGGCGTGGATCTATACCGTGGAAAAAAAGTTTAAGAACCCTCTTGACAAAACCCCAGAAATTTGAGACAATAGTTTTACCCTAGAGAAAGTATAACCCCAATGCACGTAATACAATACATTGCAACAAAAGCAGATGACACCAGCCATGCATTCAACTCTGTCAAAAACTATCTTGAGGAACAGCTAGGTAGCGGAGACAACTACAACACTTGGTATGACTGGTTCATAACAGGCGGAGGACGTTGGGCCTCTGGAGAAGACAATCAGTATAACGATAACTATCAGGGTGATGTAGTTCATCAGTCTGACCCTAAGTTTGAGGAATACCTAGATACCGCTCACAAATACAGGCAGCAGGAGCTATCAGAGTATGAGGCTCAGGCACGTAAGATAAATCTAACAGAACTATTAGACAGCCTTCAAGACTTTGAGTTTGACCACTTCAAGGCTGGTATGGAGCTATACCCTATTAAGAAGCTGTATGACCTATGCATGGGTGTATGGGACTATCAGTCTTACTTCTTTGACATTGATAACGATAGCACCAGCAGAAAATATATGCGTGAAAGTATTGACAAAGGAGCAGATAGCTGGTATCTTGTTCCTGTGGACTTCCATTTTTAGAAAGTAGGAGCAATGGAAATGACAAAAGTAGAACCGCAGTACACAGAGTATCAGGGCTGGAATGAGTGGGCTGATAAGTACAAGCCAATCAAAAACCATCTTGTTTCTGACCCAGACCAGCAGATGTTTGAGACCTATGGCGAAGAGCTGGAGTATGTTCAGTCTGTTGAGCCTAACCGTATCTGGACCTACCTACAGGGAGACATGTCTGACCTTATTTGCGCAGGCTATCACTTTGTAAACAGGATTGGTTACTACATCACTGAGGTACCTTGGACCAACGAAGATGACTATGTCCTTCTATCAGTAGAAGAAGAGTGTAAGTGTTACAGCGAAGACGAAGATGTCATGGCAACCCGCAACGATGAGTATGGGGACCCAAGCTGTGTAGAGTGCGAAGGGTATGGATATGTCACAAACTATGTATAGAAACAAGAACAGAAACAAGACTCTTATTGACTATGACCTTAACATCTACATGCCTGAAGAGTACGACGACATATCAGATGAGTACTACTTTGACCCAAGTAACTGGAAGATTCATGTCTACATTGTTAACGACCGTGGCCACGAGGAATGGGATGAGCCGTTGCATCTGACAGCTGAAGAGATTAGGCACCTAGGCCTAAACAGGGAATCGTACTTCAAAGACGAACAAGACGTCTGGTACGGCCTGGAGGGATTTAGGTTAGACTATTGGGATAGGATGTCCGATAGGCTGAAGGAATATTTCGATCGCCTGCCTAAGTACGTAGAGGACGTAGGTCCATAATTAAATAAGGATTGATGCGTTGAGCTGAGCTCCGCATCATGTGAGATACGACAGTTAGGGGTAGCTAGCGTATCTCAAGGGGTGTCAAGACTTTTCCTACTTTCAGTCTTGACACCCCCACCAATTTGTGGGATAATACACATAGGAGAATAACCAGATTGAGAATGAGTGATGAGGAAAAGGTCGCAGTAAAAATCACTGGACTTCTCTCTGACCATAGGCTAAACTTAGATAGGGTTGGCTTGTATGTGGCAAGAGAAGAACCAAGTAGCAATTACAGACGACTGATGATTGTGGCGGAAGCCGCTGATGAAGAATGGGAGAGTAGGTATGGCAGACACGACAGAGTATAGAACACAGATAGAAGTCCTAGCAGAACTTTGGATGGACTATCGTGATGACGAAGCATTTGCCGAATTGTTTGAGTATGCTGATTTGGGCTTTCCCCTTTCCTATGCTCTGGACAACGGAGTTGTGGATTCAACTGTTCACGCAGAGAAACTTATCGAAAGCACATTTGATTTGCTACTCAAACTTCTTGCCGTTGAGGACACAGGGTTTGAGAGCCTGAACGATTTGCTTGACACAGCTGAGCAGAAGAATCAAAAGTAATCTAGTCTAACTTCCTGATCCTGGTTATCAGGGGGGTAGGCCCGAGTACCTTTATCAAAATGTTATAAAACCACTATTGACAAACCTTATTACGATGGTATATAATATTTCCCTGAAATTTGATCGATGCCTATCCAAACCTCAAACCTTATTTAAATAAACATATTACGATCAGATCAAAAAAATCGCTGAAATATTTGGCTATAAGGGTTTGGGTATTTTTAGAAGTCTTACCAAACATGATATACTTTATACATGAGTCCAAGAAACTATCTAAGAGTCTTTCATCCAGAAGAAGCCAGGAAGATTGATCAGGGATATTCTGATGCTGGTATTATAGTCGTTAATGTATTTACTAGAGCTATAAGGTTTATGTTTCCTTTCTTTGTGCCTCGGGCTGAAGAGTCTATCAAGACTGATAATGATAATGCCGAAGGCATCAAAGAATAACCCCCTTCCCCCCTATATAAATAACATTACGAAGAACAATTATTTTTCCCTGAAATATAAAACCTTTTAAATCTTTTTGGCCAGATTTCATTTAAAATGGTTTAGTTTTTTATATTTTTATGGCCATATTTTGTATAAAAAATGCTTGACATTTGACGGATATTATGATATAGGGGTTTGGGGGTATAGGGGTTTGGGGTTTGAAATGATTACGAGTTTAAGTTAATATGTGCTCCATTCTCCACTATCCTCCATATCACTCCACTTTAACTCTATTAAACTTAATAAACAGTAAGATCTTTTAGTCTAAAACCATGTCCAAAACATACTCTAAATAGCCCTAGAATGGATTCTGACGGGGTATTCAAACCTTCGTAAGACGGATATGGGGTTATCTTCGATTACGTCTTTTCTTGGTTTCATCTAGCTCAAATAGCACCAAAACCACAGCTGCCAATAGGAAAGATCCCACCAAAGAACATACTAACAAATACGTATTATCCATACGTATAAGTATAACTTATTATGTATTTATATAGGGGGTGGAGGTTTGCTTATTCGATACCGTCGGAGATTCCAGCATCTCTTATCTTACGTACTTCATCAAAGATAGGGTCATCCTGGCTATACCGCATGTGCGAATAGTCTACCTCACCTGTGGCATCTGGAAACCTAAAGAAGATCATTGTGACGAACTCTCCTTCTTTAAAGGTTTTATGTGGTCTCCAGTGTGGATACTCGTTGGGGTTAAATATGATAGCCTCATTGTCTTCCATCTCGAAGACTTCCTTGTCTACCCCAAGACCCCATGTCGTATTGGACTTGTATTGGTAGTCAATGATTAGGTCATTGGTATCACCATCATAATGTGGTGGCAGGTTAGGCTGACCATACTTAGCCTCATAGTCCACAAACATGCCAGACATTGGTTGTAGTGGTCTTCCCACTAGAAGCTCAACTCTCATCTTGATAGACTCTAGCATTGAGTTCGGAAGAAATACCGCATACATTATCCTACCTAGAGTTGGGTCTTCCTTTTTCTCTGACCTGGATGTCCACTCTTCTTCGTCAGTTAGCAAGTAGTGGATAGTCTCTAGCTCTTCTGGGAGGAGGAAGTCTTTGACCCTGTATACGTTTTCCATGAAGTCTATTATACCAGGATGTCCTTCAGGTGGGAAAAGATGGTCTCCTGATAGAGGGGTGTCCTTGTCCTATGAGACTGCTCTTCTAGACTATTTATTTCATTAAGAATACGCTGTCTCTCGTCCCTCTTTACCTTCTCTAGAAAGTCATTAATTGCCTTTGCATCTGACTTAGACATAGCTGAATTTAGGACTAGCATTCCGTGTTCGTAGTTGATCATTTCGTTACCTTATAAAGTAGCCACCAAGCAAATAGGATTCCAAAGGCTACATAGTATGCCCAGGCAGCCCCTAGGATATCTCTCATAAATTGGTCCATTGTTTTCCTTAAGTGAAAGTTATTGTTCTTTTAATGAAAGTATACAGGGAATGGTAGAGAATGTCAAGACGGAGTCTTGTTGTGATCTCTTATTTACCGCCGAGCTTTTTGCGCCCGAACTTTAATTGTAGGATGACTGGGACTTGAACCCAGGACCGACGGATTATGAGTCCGTTGCTCTAACCCGCTGAGCTACCATCCCAGGGCTTTATGACAATATCTAAATCAGGATACTCTTCTATAATCCTTTTACGAGCATGTCCAATATCGTGCCCTGCCTGTTCGTGCTTGTCTAGGTGTGCCAGCGCATTGCGTGGTGTGCTAAAGCTAGCGAAAAAGTCGTCGGCCTCTATAGATAACCCAAGGCCACTTAGCCAACATCCACAGCACTCAATAAATCCATCTACATGCTCAAACATATAGATGTCTGATGTACTAAATCTTTCAAAGCTCATTTAATCTTCTCCCCTAATTAGTACAATTATATCGCAAATTCGGCAGGCCATTCCTTCGTAGTGGGTCTTACCATTGTGCCCCGTTTCTACATGCAAAATTTCAATAATTCTATCTTGCTCATATTTTGCTCCCTGGGCCCAGGTATCAGACTGAAGCCTGTATAGCTGCTCTGGAGTCAGCTTGGCAGGATCCAGCATATCCCTCACTTCTTATAGCCTCTCCAAAACGAATAAACATATCTGCCCAAATAAATATTTATTCCCTTATACTTTGGGTGAACATCAATAACAAATCCGAAGAACTTATTTGGCTCATACTTGTGTGGACCGTGTTTGCGATAGTTAATCCATTTCTTCTTTAGCCTGTCTTGCAAGTCTTTGTCTGTGTAGCCTTCTGCGTGTAGGCTTGCCATCTTAGCCATTCTGCTCTCCCTCTGAATGCCAGAACTCTATGCCCATGTAAAGGTTTAGTATCTCAAATGTGAATGATCTATCATATAAGTTAATGTTTGCACCAATGCCCCAGTGATCTGTTCTACCAGCATAGAAACATATACTATTAAATAGCACAATGCTTCCTGATAGGCCCCAGCTACTCTTTTCAATCTTAATCCACTTACTCATCTGTCTCTCCTTTGATTAGTTCAATGGCATATGCATAACTAGGTGCAGAGCAGTCTTCTGGATAACAGCCCAGCTCACAGTCTCTATGTTCGGCAAGAGGCTCTAACAATTTAATGATACGCTCACGCTCATAATCTCTGCCAGCGTTCCAATACTTCTTGTCACTAATAGTGTAATCAGTTAGCCCCATGCTCTACCCAGTCTCCCTTATAGGTAAAGTTTACTCCCATGCCAGGCAGGTAGACGCAAATCTCGTCTGGCTCTAGGTATTTGGTTTGCTTATCAGATGTGATAAGGAACATCCACGTTCCCTCCGATATAGGCGTTTCTACATCTATATCACTCATAAGATTAATATATGTATCACGTTTAGCTGTTACAAACACAGGGCTCCTTTTATACTTACTTAGATATTTTACAACATTGGCAGATAAATGTCAATACCGCAGGAATCTGGTAAAATTGATACATGGACCTGTCTCACTTGACGCCACAAGAAAAGGTGGCATATATCACCTCTAGAATTAAAGACCCATGCCCAGATGGCCAGCATGTTTACGAAGACCTGGTAAAGGTTTTGGGCAAGTCAACAATTCTTGATCAAATCTGCACTGTTTGTTTTAATTTTCAGGGATGGATATACAACTGGGAAAAACAAGACTGATGGTATAATAAAAAACTATGTCAAGAACACAACACGAATTTGAGGAGCTTGAGTCTCCAGTTACCCTAACCGTACACACTAAGTCTCCAAATAAGTGGCTACTTATAGACAGAGAGACTGGTGTTGCATATCAGGGGTCAGAGCATGGTAGATGGGATAAGCTGATTCCCAAAGTTAAAGAAGAAAAACCACAGATATAATAATCTTATGGCCCCTATTCTTTGTGTCTCCTGTGGACAACCAGCCACAGAGCCTAGTAGAATTTCAAATGGAATAATTCCAAGGTTTCCAATAAGGTGTCTTAGCTGTTCAAAAAAGACTTAATCGTTATTTAGTAATTGATTGTCAAGCTCTACTTCCAGAAACCTTATATCCATTTCAATAGTCTCTATAGCCTCAGCATTCATAGCCAAGCCCATCTCTAGCCTATCTAGGGCTCTTTTGATCACCTCCAGCTCTTGGAAGATATCATTCATAAATAATCCTGTTTAGCTCTTCTTTGCTAATGTAGACGTTATTATAGCCTGGAGATAGCTCCTGTAGCTTAGACCATATTTCGTCTTGCTTCTTTTTCTGTCCCGCCTTAAAAGCATCAGCAACAAACTTCATATCTTCTGGAGAGCTTGCACTAGAAAGCTGAACGCTATACTCAAACATACCCATGGCTTCTTAGACTAAAAGTCTTCCTCTTCTAACCACTCAACTATGTCTGGGTTATCACGAAGAACCATAAGGATAGCATTTTCATAAACCCCAATGAAGTAGTGCTCCCATTCTTCAAAGTCAGCTTCTGGCTTTGGCATTACGTTTTCAAAGACCATTCTCATTGCATGCAGAATTTCGTGCAACAGCGTGACCTGTTGCTTGCTACGGCTAAGTGCACTAGAAACAACAATAAGATTCCCCATATCCAAAGTATAGCCATTTGTTCCATCATTCAACATTCCGTCATTTTTTGGATCACGGAAGTCAATCTTAAATATCTGACTTCCCACTTTTACTTTTGTAGGTTTCATTCTTAGAGCTCCTCAACCTCAGATGTTTCTCTAATGCTAATTGCACGTTGAACACCTGCAATGTACCCCTGCTGCCAAGAGGTGACGGCACTTTCGGTTGTTTCTCTTCCGACGCTTGCCATCCATTTTTGTAAATCTAAAGCGGCAAACTTAACTACTTCTGATTCAATATCCACTTAATCTCCTATGCTACTAATGGCTCTTTGTTTACATGCGTTACCCAAAAATAGCTACAGGTTTCGCAGCATGGCTTGTTATCCTTGCTCATGGTTGCGATCTTGAACGAGTAGTAATATTCTGGGTCCTTCCTGTAAAGGTTTGCCCTATGCGTTGTTATGATTCTATCACTAAATTCTGGGTTCTGCAACCACTCTGGAAACTGGCTTCCCCACAGGGATTTCTTTGATGACCTAAGAACTGCCAGGTTCTCCTCGTTCTTATCGGTTTTAATCCCACGTCTTTTGGCCTCAGCAACCATAGCCTTGGCGTAGGTAAAAAGAACATGCTCAGAACCACGCCACATTCGAACTGCTGGATGATTTCTCCAGCCAGCCTTGGGATCGTCACTAGAAAGAACTTTTAGTATCTGGTAAGTTTCTAGTATCTGTTTGTTTAACCTTCGAGAGTCTAGCGTCTTTGCTATGTCATTAAAGTTTTTTGAAGTAAGAAAGGTTTGCAAAATTATCCTCTAACATTTATCCTATATTTTATGTCTTAATTATAGCTCATGGCCAGCTGCATGTCAACAACATATTTTATTTATGATCAATAAGTTAGTTATTGATTATTGACAGATAGCATTATTTTTGATATAATTGTAGCAAGGAGTGCCATTGCCAGAAACGCCGTTTAACATTAAAGCTGAGATTTTAGCCGATCTTTGGATGAACCATAGAGAGGCTGACATTTTTTTAGACTTTGTAGAATATAACGACCTGGGGCTTCCAGTTGCCTACCTCGTGGCTAACGGGGTTGTAGAAAGAAATAAGATTATTAATGAGTTTGTTGAAGAAACATTTTCTCTTTTATTGTCTATTCTAAACGTTGAAGACACGGGGTTTAACTCTTTGTCAGATTTAATATCGCCAGACATCTATGATTAATTGTTATAGTTTGGTATAATTGTTTTAACCCAGCTGGCTTGGGAACGGGAAATGAATGGGTCAGCTGGGCTTATACTTATAATAAAATTAGGAGAATCCCATGACAATAGTATATGTAAAGCCCTCTTGTGTGCAGTGTGATGCAACAAAAAGACTTATGGACCGCCTAGGTGTTAAATATGACACTGTAGACATCACAAAAGATGATACGGCACTAGAAAAGATTTTAAGCATGGGATTCAAGGCAGCTCCCGTTGTCATAACAGACACAGATGCCTGGTCTGGCTTTAATCCAGACAAGGTTAGCCAGCTGGCAGCATAGCTTCCTGGCGTGTATAATATATCTATGAGACATGAGCTTCAGAATCTAACTAAGCAAAGATTTCTTGATCTTGGCTACTCTGTAGATGAAATAGATACTGAGATATTCTTAGTCAAAGACTTTTTGACAGATGAAGAAGTTAAGACATTTTTAGACATAGCAAATTCTGCCAGCGAAGAGGATTGGTCAGTCTATTACATGGAGGGCCTTAAATCTTTTGCTAAAACAAAATTTGGACATGATGATTTGGACGAGCTTGTTGAAAGCGGTAAGCTTGAGATTACCCACAGATGGAAAGATAAAAACCTTTACGTGTCTGACCAAAGCCTGATATCTCCAATTAATGAGCGAGCATCGAAGATTGTAGAAATCATTCCTGAATTAACATTTAATGGGATTGATGCCATTCAAAGGCAGTATGAGGGTGCAGAGCTCATTGTACACGTTGACAATCATACGGACCCATCCCTTGTATATGCTGCAATCATGTATTTAAATGATGATTATACCGATGGAGAACTAATCTTTCCTGATCGTGGCATTGAAGTAAAGCCTAAAGCAAAAACTTTAGCCATATTTCCAACCCATGAGGAATACCTGCATGGGACCAATGCTCCAGGACCAGGCCCAGTACGCTATGTTTTACCATGCTTTATTGGCATTAGAGGCTTTTACGAGACACATAGATACTAAACTATGTTAAAATAGAGTGTTATGAGTATAAATGCATGGGGCAGAATTAGCCCTAGAAGACGTCAAAAGATGCAAGAGCTTGCAGATAGAAATGACCCTACCAAAATCACTAAAGAAAAGATTGAGGATCAAAAGAGACAGCGCTATGAGCTTCAAGAATCAAAACGTGCCCCAAAGATTCAGGTAGATCAAAAACTAATTCTTTGGGCATGGCTAATCGGTATTGC